GCTGTTGCGCTGGCTGTGCCACCTGAGTAGGCTGTTGCGCTGGCTGTGCCACCTGAGTAGGCTGTTGCGCTGGCTGTGCCGTAGGGGTCTGCTTCTTGTCCTTCCCCGTTATATAGTCAAATGTACTTCCCATAGTTTAAAAAGTCGCATTCTGCGCTCTCTTAGCATTATCGAAGATAGACATATCCATCCAGTTGTCAGGTTTCTTCTTATTATCCCCATGAAATTCATTCAGCTTGATAGGTTCGGCCGCCTGAGTAGGCTCCAATGGAGAGAGCCACTGTTGCGGTTGCTGTTGTTGCACCACCTGAGCGTTGAGAGCCGCACCCGAAGTCTTGGCTTCAGCCGCAGCTTGTGCCTGTGCCGCCTTGGCCGCTTCTTCCTTCTTGGCTCTTCTGTCTTCAACCGAGCCATCGATTGCGCTACCCAGCTGAGCAGCCGCACCAACGGCTTGACTTGTGGCATTGGCAATGTTAGCCGAACGCTGAGCCTCAAGGGCAGATAACTGCCCGGCCAACTGCTGGTCTTGGTTGCGATAGGATTCTTCAACTGAATCCTTGCGAGCCTCGCTTGCCGCATTGATTTGGCTTGCCGTATCAGCGAGTCCCTTCGCATTGGCTTCTCTGGTAGCCGCAACAGATTCATCGCTACCACCCACAACGGCCTGAGTTGCCGCAGCCTCACGATTGCGCTTCTCATACGCCTCACGCGTCTTCGTAAGGAGTCGCTGGGCATCGCTCCTCTGCGTGGCATCCTCATTGTAGCGCCTCTCATACCAAGCCTTATTAGCCTCCTTCTGTCGTGCTATCTCATTTTTTTGCTTTCTCGCGGCTCTAGCCGAGGCAATGCCTCCATATATAGAACTGGCCAACCCAGTTGCCGCACCTACAATTGCTCCAATCATATGTCAATATATTTTTAATGGCAAAGATATTAGGTAGCACACACTCCATCTGTGTATTTTCGTCTCCATACGGGCATAAAAAACTCCCAACACTGTTGTGTCGGGAGTCGAAGACCCTAGATGGGTCGGTCGTTAAATAATAGTACTATGTGTTACGGAGATGGTAACAGCGCAAAGGTAAGCATTCCTGCGCTTCCACCCAAGAGAACCACCGCATAGAATGACAAGGTGCAAACTCTCCTTATATGAATCTACTTGTAGACATTCGCCTTTAACATCTTCAGTTCCAAGGATTAAGATTCAGTGCAATCAGTGCCCCTTAATCCTACGATTAAGGCAGTCCACATAGTTAGTCATAATGCGGTACTGCTCCATCAGGAGATCACGTGAGTAATCGTTCATATTCATAAAGATGTCTGACTTGAGGAAGAGGGTCAACTTCTCCATCTTCTCAACAAGTTCGTCACGTTCGGCAACGAGACGTTCTAGGAAGGTGCTGTTCTTCTTTCTACACGAATTGAACACATCTTCTGGCATCCACGACTGATATCCATTCTCGTACCGAACGAGTGCACCCGTCATGATACCTCCCTTGCTGAGCATCTTCTCGGCATCTATTCTGTTGAGATAGCCCTTCTCTTGTGCTTCTTCCATCGACATGCCCTCAGCGAGGACAGTCATCTTCAGAATGTATTTATCCATATTCTTTTAAATGTTAGTTGTTTTTTACTCCGCTGCTACCAAGACCATTCTCACCGCGAGAGCCGACATACAACTCATCCGCTTCCTTAAAATAGAATGGGTCAACCTTCAAGATGACGGCCTGAGCGATACGATCTCCAACGTTATAGTTAGCGTCAAGCCCCTTGAACATAACGTGAATATCCCCACGATACCCCGAATCGATTACGCCCACACAGTTCGCCATAAGAGCATCATGCTTGTATGCTGACGAGCGTGGGAAGATAAACATGGCATAGCCGAGTGGAATCTCAACGGCAATGCCGATGTTGTAGATAATGCATCGGTTGGTTCTGTCAATCTTCTTTCCTACAGCTGTCAGGTCGAACCCTGCATCACCGAAGTAGGCGTGTGTAGGCGTAACGGCATCGGGGTGCAGCTTCTTGAACTTGATAGGCGTAGCATATACCTCATACAGATGTTTTTTGGTCTGCGGATATACTCCGATAATCTTAATCTTTGATTTTGTTTCGTTGGTTTGAATGTTATTCTCGCTCATTCTTCTTGCGTTTAATTGGTTCGTAATACTTTTTAGCTTTCTGTCCCCACCCTTGACAAGGGTGAGACGCACCATTGCTGTAACCGTAGTCACATTGTGGTGTCATGAACTTCGCACACTTGGTGCAAGGTTCGGGTTGTAGTTTACCGTTCAACATATTCTATCAGTACAACTGTCTTCGGGTATCATACGCCATTACTCTAAGAATAGAAAATGGATGGACCAAATCGCCATCACTTGCAATATCTGTCCGACAAGTCCACCAATAATCGTTGCAGCGATGTCGAGCCAGTCGAAGTCACCACCATACTGCTTATCCTTGAACTCCATGCCCACTGCCAGCCCGGCAGCAAATAGGATAGTTCCTACAAATGCTGCCGGGATGGCGTAAACAAAGTGTTTAGGTCTATTGCTTTCTTTTAACCACATATACTTTATTTCCTTTTCCCTTTGTTTCGCTTAAAGCGTGACATGTTGTCACGCAATTGCCCGAATTGCTTCGGAGTGAGCTGCTTGTCGGGCACGGGAAGGGGAAAGTCCTTCTCGGTGTAGCTGTAGGGGTCTCTGCTAATATCTAACATGTGTCTGTTATTTTGATTCTTCTTCGATTACTCCGAGGGGCTTGCCGTCAACGAAGGTGTATCGTTTGAAGCTACGTTCAAACCGACCTTCGCTACCATCTGTACTTTGGATTTGGAAATAGATACCGTCATGATCCTTAATCCAACCGAAAGGTTCATGTTTGAGCATCTCGTTCCAGCATTCCTCTGATGATTCGAAGGGTCTATACTTATGCATAGGTCGAACTCTGTATCTAATATTAGGGCTCCATAAAGGGGTTTCTGTGGTCACCCATTTTTCGTCATTCACATCGTAGAACTCAATCTCCTTGCCATCAACATAGGCTTGCATGACGGCAATAAGTTTTTTTGTTTCTTCTTTAGTCATTTTCTTCGTTTTTAAATCAATTCGCTAATATAATCATTGTAGGAGCTTGTTGAATCAATAAGGCCGTAGGTGTCCTTGGATAGCGGAAGGTATTCGGGGAATTCGTGTTCCTCGTTGTCGCTCATGAGGAAAGTCATACTCCCATATGTGGTCTTCCCCAAGAAGACGCACACCTTCCATACATAACCTTTACCTTCCCGAGCCAAGCAGGATTGGAAGAGAGAAGGGGTGAAGTTTGAGTAATCCTTGAATCTTGAATTGACAACAATATGAAGATCTTTTCCTCTGTCACTGGGGAGGGTTCCGTCTATATTGTATAGCTGCGGTGTCTCTTCCCTATCGAAATAATCAACTAACGCTAGAATTGGCTGCTCTCCTGCAACGTCTGTAGCGACAATGCGAGCTTTACGTCCAAGCCCATCCGTTATCACCCCCTTCATCTCCCCATTCATAATCCTCTTTGCCTTTTTAAGGTCAAATGGAATAATCTTTATTAAGTTTTTACGCATAGGAATGGAATTTTTAAATTGTACATTTCTTTTACTCTGTTGAACTGCCTATTGAGAAATTCATTATTGTTGATGCAGTAGATGATCTCGTCTTCAGTGCCATTCTCAACAAGGACAATCGTCTTACACCCTCCTCGCATGTCATCGGGGGAGAAGGGAACACCATACCCAAGGAACTCATCGAATCGGAAGAAGCCATCTGGAGAGAGTTTGTCAACATTGAATACCTGCTCATATTCCTCACGAGACAATTCACAGTTGATTCCAAGGGGGTAGTGTCCTGCGCGGCCACACCCCTCTGTGCCGAAGTAAATAACTCTTCTGCTCATGCTAGGGGTTATTAGTCGTTCCAACCAAGTGCTCATTACCTTCATAGGGGAGACATTGCTTGTAGTAGATCCCGTTAACGCAGACATATTCACCTTCTGGAGATATGTGACTGAACAATCCGCACACCCAATATTGCCAGTCGTCATAGCGAACAACCACCTTGGCATACGGTTTGAAATGCTGTCTCGGTTCATCTTCTCGGTCGTTAGGCACGCACTCAACATCTATCACTTCACCAGGCACCTCGTGCAGTTTGGCAAAGAACCCCATGATATAGTCCTCTGAGGCCAGCTTGAATGGTGCAACACCCTTTACGGTTAAGGTTGAACATTCGCCATCGGTCTTAAGTGATAAAGCTCTGAAGTTCATGTAGGTCTTGTCCAGATAACCGTCGAATCTGTAGATCTTGTCAGGCGTATCATCCTTGATCAGGATATCCCCATTCTTCCAGAATTTACTCCAGTCGCGCAATTCTTTTGAGGGGAATAACGCACATTCTGTGTCTGGAATAGACAAAATACGGCCATCCTCTGTAAACGTGTTGACATGGTTTTTACCGAACTGCCTCACGATTATAGTATTTACGGTGCCTCTCTTCTTGATTCCGACGAACATTACATCCCCATAAACGGGGCTGTAAAAAATCATATTCCTAGGGTAATCGCGGAGAATCTCCACGAGGTTAATGTTCTCATTCATAATTGTTCGATTTGTTTTTTTAAGCTGTTTCCGCTTTTCGTGCAGAGTCTGGAATGATACCTATCCTTAACTACTAATGGTTAAGGATAGGCATACATGGAATGTTACTTCGCCAACATGATCTGCGGAACGTTCCCGTAGACGGGGAGCTTGCCGTCCCATCTCTCAATCCACATCTTCTTGAGGATCGCTGGAGTAAGTGATGCGGATTTCAGCTCATTTGCCTCTCGCTCTGCGCGAGCCTGTACGAGCATTTTCTCCGCTTCAGCCTTCTTGACTTCGACCTCGTTCAGCGCACGCTGTGCTTCCTGAATGGCTTTGTTCTTCTGGTTCACAGCATCCGCAATCGACTTGGGATATTTCAATCCGGATGTCAGCTGCTCAAGGTGAAAATGCTCCTTGGCAAGCGCCTCGCTCAGCTGCGCCTCAATCGCACGCTCAACAATATCACGGTTGCTGACAATCTGGTCAGTGGTGTACTTGTTGAGCTGGATTCGGAAAGCGTCCTTGACGTAGTTGAAGAGCGTTCCGTTGATGATGTCGCCCAAGTCCTTGCGATACTTCTTGAAGACCTGCGGTGCGTTGCCGTCAATCATCTTCAGGGAAACCGTAGGGTCAACGGTGAACTCCGAGCCATCCTTGGCATTGATGGTGAATGCCGGGTAGTCGATGGTCTGGACGAAGGTCGGATACTCATAGACCTCTTCTGTGAAGGGATTGTACCATACACGACCAGTGACGAGGCTCACATCATCAACGCCCTTGTCAGAGCCATAAAGGTTTACAAGAATGCCTTCCGAACCAGCGTCAATACGCTCGCTGCAAGATGTCAGGCTCAATCCTGCAAGAAGCAGGAACGACAAACTCAAGATTTTAATTTTTCTCATTTTTGTTATTTATAAAAGTGAAACAATTGGTTGCAAGAGATAGCAGCACCCATGCCAACAGTGCAGCTGCACTGATGAGGTTGGTTGCCGTGTCGGCCTTACTTATGCCTCTCATGGTGGTGCTGACAACGATGAGCGTTGCTACAATCCACCCGATAAAGGCTGTGATTTTCCATTTGGATATTTTCATTTTTGTTTTTTGTTTGGTTACTAAATTCTTCCAAAGGCCAGAAAAAACATCGTCCAAGTTTCACTCTTTAACTTTGATTCCGTAGAATTTAAAGAACAAATCCTCAAACTGCTGGGCTGCATATAGTGCTGCTTCCTCGCTGTTAAAGCGGAATGGGAAACCATAATCAGTACTCGTCATCGCACCATGACTACCCACACACGAACTGCGAACACCCGAATTCTCCGGAATGGCCTCAAAAGCACAGGAGAGGAGTGGTTTAATTCCCATTCTCTGCTTCTCATACTCACTCATGCTCTCCTTTTCCCCGTTAGGACGGAGAATCCAGTATGGGTAATAACACCATCCGTATTTGTCGCACCACTTGCCATTGTTGATAGCCTTTTGGATGACAATCAGTTTGCAAAGTGCATCTGCTTGCAAGATTGATTCTTTATTTCCTTTTTCGGGATAGACACAAGGGAAAGGAGCAATCCCCAAACGTTGGCAAGCATCTTCAAATGTCTTGATTTCGTGGAAATCGAATGTTTTTTTATTTGCTTCCATTTTGTATTTCTTTCTTGAGTAAAATCCACCCAATTGAATTAACCTTGTATGGCTTGTAGCCGATACGCTTGTACCAATCCAAGACCCATGTCGGGGAGAACGTTTCATCATACGCTAATGCCACATACTTACACCCTTTGGATTTGGCAAGCATTTCTGCCGTCTCAAGGAGGAATCCCCCGTCCCCATTTCCGCGATCTCTCTCTGAGACCCATAAAGAGTCAATGATGGCAGTGTCCGGCTCGCTTCTCCTTATACTGACACGTACACTTGCATCGACGTGGTCGTTGATAAGAAGGTATCTATCGAAGTCCTTCCAGTGTTGTTCTTGCACTTTCATGTTTTAATCTTTCTTTGTGCCCGAAGGGCTTGACTGGTTGTCTGATCCTGACGTATACACGTTGTCGAGGAATGCTTGGGCAAGTTTTTTACTGGCTCTCAGATGGGATGTACCTTTGATGTCTTTTGCCATCTGAAGGAAACGCGCTTCTATGCGTTTGCTGTCAATCAGGTCGCAACAGCACGACTTACCGAGAGGCAGAAAAAATCGCTCCATCGGGGTCTTTTGTAGTACCCGGTGATCATTATCGGCTTGTCGCGGTTGTATCCCTTGACTATGAATGTACAGAGATAATAGTCATCCACCACAGGCGGCAGGATTTTCAGGATTTGCTGGGTTGGCTCGCACCATCTCCAGCATGATGGAGACGCATTGACGAACTTCCTTATATAGTCGAATTCCTCGGCCCATCTTCTGATGTTTGATTCTTCTATTTCCATTTTTCTTGTTGTCATTCTCTTTTATATAATCAATCGAATCTTCTATGAAAGAAAGACTGAATTGTAAAGGTCAGCGAATTGCTTTCCGAATTGCACGGCGCGCTCGGACGATTTAAAACAAAGTCGAGAACCGAAAGGCGCATACGCAGTCGTAGGCGTGTAAGCCGTACCCGCGTACACGAACCCCGTAGCATCATTGTCGTACTTGAACCAGGGATACCACTTGTCTTGTTTCAGATCAGAGAAATCGGGTACAAATCCATCTTCCTTGTTCCATGCTTCAGCGATGGTGAACAACTTGTTCAAGGCAATCAACGCTTCAATGTGCTTGGGGTTGACACACGAAACAAGTTTTTTGACCTTTCCTAACTCAAGAGAGTTTTGTGATAAAATATCACGAGCTATGATAAAGTCATCATTTCTTTCGAGGCCAAGATATTTCATTGCATTATCAAATGAGTCAATACACTCACTTATATCACATTCGACTTCTTCAATTTTGAAGTCAAAAGGAGAACGTGGGTTGTCAAATAGCTTGATGTATTCAATCAACCCTCTGACAGCAGACTCTTTTGTCTCGTGGATGGCCAGCATCTCATGCTGGTCGCTTCCATCAGCATACTTTATTACATATTTCTTCATGTTGTTTCTTCTGTATATTCAATGAGTATATTAAGCATGCAAAGGCTTAACTTGATGTCATCTACATTCTGTGAGATTTTGTCGAAATCACAGAAGAAATCAAGAGTTTGATTGGTCTCTTGAAGTTGAGACATGAATGTGTCGAATTGTTGCATAAGATTATTTATTTGCAGTTTGTGTGAGATCTCACATATTGCTCGGTGAGAATAATGGTCCAAAATCATTGTGGTAAGAGGTTGCTTTTGTGTTTTGGTAATTATGCACAAGAATCTCTGTTAATTTGCCACGTTTGTTGGGGTTTGAGTTGATGCTACGTGAAGCCCAGACTCTTTCAATTTGATAAGAAGAATAAAGAACATCAAAGAAGTTGTCTTCTTCATTCTTGCCCTTGCAGTCCGAGTTGCTTAGCATGAACTTGAAACCAGCTTGATGAATTCTGTCGCAGTACGCTTTCAATCGAATCTGAGCGTCATCGTTGAATGCTTCTTTTGCGTAATCATTAAAGCTGGACGTATCGCTCAGCGGACGATAAGGAGGGTCAAAGTAGAAAAGCGTATCACCATTAGCGTAGTCAAAAGTTTTCTCAAAATCACCGTTAAGTATTTCTACTCGTTGGAGAAGTTCGCTGTCTTTGAGAATCGTCTCAGAATCGCAGATAGTAGGATTGGCATATTTGCCAAAGGGGACATTAAACAATCCCTTCTTGTTGACACGGTATAATCCGTTGAAGCAAGTTTTGTTTAAGAAAAAAAACTTGGTAGTATTCTCGATGGAGTCTAGATTCTTTTCGTTGTATCGTTCGCGAGTAGCCAAAAAGAAATCCTTTCTTGCCTCCTCGGTTTGAAGAGCTAGATAAGTATTCTCTATATCTCTCAATGATTCAATCAGTTGCTTCGGGTTATCTCTTACTGTCTTATAGCACGTAGTGAGGTCTGGATTGATATCATTGATTATTGCATGTTGGATGTTAGGGTAGCGTTGGAGCAAATAAAAGAGCATTGCACCACCACCCACAAACGACTCAATGTACGTTATATTGTCCCAACTGTCAAAGTCAGCTGGGAGTTGTGCATCTAGTTGTTCCAGGAGTTGACCCTTACCTCCAACCCACTTGATGAAAGGTTTCGCTTTCGCCATAAATAATGTTTATCATTGTTTGTGTTTGCTGTTGATTTTTCGATTGTAATAGAAAGCAAAGTTAATAAAATATACCTTCTCTTCATATTCAATGAACGTGCATAGGCTCTCGTTGGCCATAATGGCCGAAGCGATGTTGCCGTCATCCTTAGTTCTTGATCGTCTGTAGACGGATGAGGGATAAGAGGGGTCGAATACCCCACCCGATACGCACACGGCATACCCCTTATTGGTGGCTTGCCTGACGTGCAGTATCAGCCTCCCATCATCCCCTACAGCCGTATCAAGGAAAGGTCTGGTCAACGGGTAAGGTTTCTCATTCTTGCTCATCTACGACTTCGAATGTTATCTTCACTCTAACCTTATTGCCTTCCTTCGGGAAATCAATTCCATCGGTGAGTATGAAGGCGTGGTGGTTAGGGAACTTACCAGCTCCGACTGTTCCAATTGTGGCCACCATGCCTTCACCGAAGTAATCACCATAGGGAGTCATTTTAGGCTCCTTCAGGAATATGTTGACCACACCGATCTTGCTTGTGGCCATCCATGCCATTGTTTCAACTTTTTTCATTGTCGTTTCAATCATTAATTGTCAGGTAATAAAGAGCCTCTTCCGCTTGCGCCTTGGCAACCCATTCTTCGTCATCGTAGAATATCTGAATAGTTATCCAGATGAACGGCAGAATCTGATATTGCAACGCGTAGTCGTAGAAGTATTCTATGTCGGGCAGGCTAGCCTTGTCCCACATATCGTAGGCCAGATGTCTTCTGCGCTTAACGCGGAAGTCCTTATTCAAGTTCGTGACGAATCTCTTCAGCATCGAGTGATAGTTTTAAAAGGTCAATAGCCTTGATGTAATGAATCTTTGCGTTGCGATATTTCCGAAAAAAGTCGAGCGATGAGCGCATTTCTTCGGCTTGGTTGTCGAATCTGGTGTCATACGTATTCACTTGGAATACATAGCCGACGTGGGTGATGACCACAATGTATATTGCACCATCCTCACTACCCATCTTAATGTCGTCCAAATCGGTGCTCCATTTCTCCGACAACATTTTCCTTGCATGAATGTTTAACAATTCTCTATCAGCAAAAACCTTGCTTGCGCTATAGATCGAGAATGCCAGCGCGAAAAGCAATGCAACCGCCACGAAAGAGCATCCAGCTGCCAATTCTCCGAACCCATTGAACGCACCGACAACAGCGCATATCAACAGAATCAACGATAGGGTTGCGATGCCTGTTTCAGGGATGAACCTACCGCAGCCATATTTAATGAGCTTCCAATCTAGTGCGACCATCTTACGTAAGGTCTTCCATCTATCATTCTTAGTCATTCTCAATCAGTTTATTAAGAGGTATATCCCTCATCTGTTCATTAACATATTCTTCGTAGGAGATATCCTTACCTAGAATCCCGATGGTGTTGGCCGTCATGGGGATAGCCTCGAACTTGCTTGCAATCCTCGCTTTACAGCTTAACCATACCGGGGTTAGGTCGGGATCGTTACCTTGCCATCCAACACATACCGACTCGCACCATCCACATACGTCTCGCACAAGGCAAGCCTGATACATGGTCGGTCTGAAGTTCTTGTAATCCCGATAGAATGTTCTGACTCGAATCACAAGGTCTTAGTCGGAATATTTGGAATCTTCATAGAAAGTGCCGTCCCGGTAGAACGTGTCAACAGCCTCCATTCCTGCAACATTAGTCACGGCAGCTGCAACCGTCCTAACGTCCTTGATGTCGGTTGCAAGGAGTCTGGCCTTGAGTCCTTCGCGCGTCTGCACTTCGCAATTCTTGGCCTCGCCTCGGAGAATCATCTCGGCCAGCTCCATGGTGAACGGAATCACCTTGGTTACATAGTCTCCCATAGTCTACTTCTTTTGGTTGCGGTATTTTTTCTTCCTCAGATCCGCAGGATATTGCGGATTGTCGCATGCTTGGGTGAACGCGCTCAGCAGGAACTTCTGCTTCATCTTGCAGAAGGGGCGGTTACCCTTGTCTTCGTGGCAGAATGCTGCACACTCGCAGCACAAGTCGATGTCGTGCTTAACGATGGGTTTCTTGATGATGTCCATAGTCATTGTAGGTTGATTGGTTAATATTGTTGTTAGTTATACCACCTTACGGGAGTGCTTCTCGATGGAGTCAACGAGCATTCCGATCTGATAGAATCTCCCGACCACCTCTCTTGATATGTTCTCGATAACCTTGCGGTCGGTCGGTGTGAACGTCACCCGGCTGTCCTGCAATTCCCTGACCGTATCGAATTCCTTCTCAATCTGGAGGAACGCATCGCGCAACTTCCTGACGCTCATGGACTGGCAGTGCTGCACGTAGTCGCTGTAGCCCTTGAACACCTTCATAACACCACCGTCATTGACGAACGAGATGGATTTGATCACTCCGATGAGTGAATCCTGCTCCATGTCGTTGGCAAGGTGAATCACCGAAGAGGCCGTCACCATCGCCACATACGCATTCACGTAGGGGTAATCTCCGCGAAGCAGGATCTTGTTGATGGTCTCGCGGTATCGCGTAATGCTCTCGCGGATATGCTCCGTGTAATCGTCACACACCTTGTTGATGAAGTCCAGCCGATCCTTGTCACCGATGAATCGGCAGATTCGGTCATCACTCTCAATCATCAGGCGGTGAGCCATGTTGTATAGCTTCTTGCCTCGGTGCTTCTGGAAGTAGGGTACACGCATCAGTTGACCCGTAGCCTCAAAGGCGTATCCAAGGCAAAGCTCCATGTAGATAGTCATGAGCAGTTCAACCGGTGCTATTCCCAGCTCCTTACTGCATTCGGCAAGTTTGTCGATCTTCAGTTCAAGTTCATTCTTCATATTCTTCTGTTGTTGTTTCTTGTTCTTCCTTGTAGGAGTAGTCGGGGTAGATCACCGTCTCTTCGGACAGCGTTTCAAGTTGGTCGTGTAGTTCGCCCTGGGCGATGTGCCTGTCAACAAGTTCGCACAGCCCGAACAGAGGAGTAAGGCATACGGAAGTCTGCCCCGTTGTTGAGATTCTGATTTGCCATTTACGAAGCTCCATCACCCTCAGAAAGAAATCCATCCTCTTCGGGATTTTAACGCCTCTACGGGCATTATATGAAATCCTCGGGGGTTTTTGACAGTAGGATAGATTCCCATACCCACCGTTCCACCTCTTGTCTGGGTCATCCTCAACCAATCCAGCCTTCTTGAGCGCAGTCACGCCACGTTCGATAATGGCATCCACTCTGTCGAGTATCGCGTAGAGTTCTCGACTCTCATTCCCTGTACATCGCTTCTCTTCGTAGAACTTGCGTTGCAGGAATCGCATCCGCTGGACGAGAGAGAAAAATTCACACCGTGCCGCAAGCCTTCCCTCAAGATCTTCCTTGCTGATATTCTTCATCGTCTGATAGGTTTTGGTTTGTTGAATTCGGGGATGAAGACGATGTCATCTCTGCCCTTGAGGGTCGGGTGCCGTCTCACAACCTCCCTGCATACCTCATCCAGCTTGTAGAACGCAGGGTCAATCTCAACCTTCTCCGTGCAGATGAATCTATCCATGTCATATGTCATCACGTCAACGTATATCGTCATCATATCCTTTTTCGTTTGTTGTTGTTGGTTCTCTTCTTGTCACCGATACGACGCATGCCTGAAGGTTATCACTTCCAGCATCTCGCGGAATCGGTCTGCAACACGGCCACCGTAACGCTCCTTGATCTGTTCGGGAGTCAGATTGGTCGTGATGATGGTGAACAGCTGGTCGGCATAACGCTGTTCAACGATGTCTGCCACGGGATTCAGGATGTTTCCGTAGCTCATCACCTCGCTGGCCTCACGCCCCATATCCTCAATGCATAAGGCACATTCGGTCTTCGCTAGATCCGTCATGGCATTCGGGTTGGGTGCCAGAATGGCGAGCTGCTTGGCATCAATGATCCTCACGCCCAGCCTGTCTCCGTCAACGTAACCCTTGTCACGAAGGAAGTTCAGCGTAGCCTTGAGGGCATACACCGTTGTTGTCTTGCCGTTGCCGTAGAGGCCGTTGAGCATCAGGCCGTTCTTCTTTCTCGCGGTCGTTGTCATCATCTTGCTGATATCCCATAGGATGTATTTCGCGCCGTTCTCGTCATCCAGCACAGCCCGACTTCCGCGATATTCGACTTCTGCATTATAGGCTGCAACGAAAATTTTATAAAAATCTTCCGGGTGAATCGGAACGTTAAAACCCTCGCGCGAAATCTTCCGCTGTAACAGCATCGCTTTCAGCCCGTCCACGCTTGGAAGATTCAACCTTCCGTTGTTGTTTTGATTTGTTGTCATTGTTGATTTTTTCCAGTTGAATCCTCAGCCAGTCGAAGAAGTGCTGTCTGTACCGACTGAAGCTGTCATGCCTTATGCCCTTGCACACCAATTCTTGCCCGAATGGAATAACATAAGATTTGAGCTTATCAATGTCGAAATGGAAACGCATACTTGCCGTTTCCCAGAATTCGCCTTGCCTCAAAAGTTCAGCTTGGAAATCCTCGCACGTACACGCACACGCACGCGTCTCTCTCTTAATATCTTCTTCTCTTATATTATTGGCATCGTTTTCGTATGCGTGACGCATGCGTTCCGCATCGTTTTTGCATGCGTGACGCATGCGTGACGCATCATTTTTCAGTGCGGACGCATCGGGGGCTGTCCCCCATCTTGCAAGCGCGGCCTTCCGCGCTGCTTCTGAGCGACTGCTTGCGGTGGAACCTATTGAAGCCATCCTACGGCTGAAAGACTCCGAATGAAACCACTTACCATCCTCTGATAAGGTGAACAAGCCGAAGTCCTCAACGACTGACTTAACTAGACTCGCGGATTCATGAAGGTTGTAGCCTATGGTGTTATAGGTAGTTTCGCTCACGTAATCCTCTTGCGAGAATAGATATTCCAATAGCATGAAGTATACTCCATACCCCGCTGATCCGTGCCTAATGCGTAGGCTGACGATTTTTGGGTCTTCTCGGGCAAAGGCATCGTGCTGGAAGTAATATTGTTTCAGTTTCTTTGCCATATTGTCCTTGTTAGGTATCCCTCAGATAATCCGTGACCTCCTTGATGAAGTCTTCCGTTCCGTGGCATACCACATACTTGTATTCATCCGACCTGCAGAGGTCGGTCTCCCATACCCTCTGGCTCTCGCTCTGTCTGCCCTTCTCCGTCTTCATCTCGATGAGTAGGGCACCATATTGCGAGTTAGGCTTCAGGAGAATCAGGTCGGCAACTCCCGGCAGAGCACCTTCCGCTTTCAACTTCCCGGCGGTAACAACATCTCGCTTGCCTCCGTTGGGCACTGCGAACAACCGTAGCCTGAGGCTCGGGTACTGAATGCGGAACCAGTTGACACATGCGACTTGGATTCTGTGCTCCTCATCGCCATGTCTCACCCTGGTGTGGTGCTTCTGCCGTTCAGCTGCTATAAGTTCTTCAAGTCTTGACATGCAACGAACTTGATGACCTTACGCGTAGGAACCACAATGGCTTCACCCGTCTTGGGGTTGCGTGCCGTATGTTCCTTGCGTTCAAGGATACTGAATGTGCCAAGGCCGTTGATTCTTACGGACTCGCCATCCTTGAGCGCGGCTGCAATCAATCCTATGAAGGTGTTCGTCAGGTTGGTTGCCTCATTGATTTTCGTTCCGTTCGCCCTTGCGGCTTCCAGAACAATGCTTTTCTTCGATTTCATAATCTGTTTGATGTTAATCGATAATGTACTCCGTGATTTTGGTTTCTTGGACTCCGACAACCTCGTAGTCCAACATGGAATTCTTCTGTGAATCCGTAAAGAGCTGCTTCGCGTCATCAAGGTCCAGTGATTCAGCGTAGATGAACCTCTTGGTCTTCTTGTCGTGACCATTCTGGTCAGTGGTGATGAAGTTGAACGTCACCTTGAAGAACTTGCCGTCTTCTCCGTTATGGATCACGTCAGCAACGGCACTCTCCTTGATAGCCGTAATATCGAAGTCAGACGTGGTCAGATGTCCCCCTAATGCCATGGCCTTCTGTTCGGCTTCGGCAAAGCTGATGGCCTGTACGAGGAATACTTCCTTAACGGAAACTTCAAGGCCATTCTCATTCTGCTTCTTGTAAGCAACACTTGCTTCGTAAATCATAATCTTCGTTTTTTATTTTGTTTTTAAAAAAGAGGTGGCGCACCCAAAAACGCCTACAAAAAGTGCGACATCGCTATGCCACCCGAAGGCGCGCCACCAGGGAGTTAAACTATATAGCGTTTTTAGAATTGTTCAATGTTGGCCTTCTTCATCTTGGCCTCCACCTTGGTCTTGATTTGGCGGATAAGCCGAAGCTGGTTGGCGTAGGTCGTGGTCTCATGCTGATGCTCGTCAAGAATGCGCTCGGCTCTGGCCAGCATACCGACAACCTTGTGAATCGGATTCTTGCCGAAGTCATCGCGGAATACGATGCTCATCGCGCTTGCGAACAACCTAGCACATTCTGCCACAAGACTCTTCGGCAAGACCTCAGAAATCGTGCAATGCGAGTAGGAACGTATCCCTTCGCTCGGCATCGGGGATGAGTCTGTCGAAGATGACTCTGATGGTTGCCTCGTAGAGTTGTCGGAACTCATGCTCTCCCATGTTTTCGAAGGAGATGCTTCGGGGCACTTCATTCCATTCTCCTGTCCTTGCGTTGTAGACGGGGTCGGTGAATCCTGCGAGCAATGTAAGGCTTCGCCTGAAGCAGTCGAGGTTGTCTCTGAACAGCCTTCGCTCTTCTTCTGCCATGCACCCCCATGCGGTGTTGACAAGTGCGAAGTATCGTCTGTGCATTCGGATGCTCCTTGCTTCGTGAATGGTGATGAAGACCGGCCGATCGGCTGAGAGGCTTCGCAGCTTGTCTGCGTCATCGTCGTAGCATGGGAGCAGTGAACATCCGTCTCTAAGGGCGTACAGTTCCATCAGCTTCTTTGGCTTCCTCTTCGGGAAAGGTGAAGCGGTGAGCCTCCGCATTGATCTTGTCACTGCACTTGCAGAAGAAGATGCCGTTGTCGTACATCCAGTTGCCCAAGGCAATCAGCTGCTCCTTCGAGCACTGCACCAGGAACGTGCGTTCCATCTTCTCTTCCTGCGTGCCGTTGTTGTTGTTCTCGCTCATTGTTTCTTCTTGTTGTTTGTTGTTGGGTAGATTCTTGGCAAACAGGACTTTGGAGTCCACATAGGCCGCACAGCGAAAATCAAGTGTATCGCGGTAGGTCTTGCGTCCTTCTTCCGTCTGCAATTCCTTGAGATTGCTCACGTGCTGCTCGCCCGAACCGCTCAGGTAATGAATGGCTGTCTCTGTTGTAATCCTCTCGTCCAGCAATGCCTTGGCACACACCTTTTCGAAGGGAATCACCTTTGACAGACCCTTGAATGCCGTCACCCAGAATTGTTCCAGAATCTCCTTGCGTGTCATAGGCCAATCATATTGCGCGCCAATGCGTCAATGTATTTGTTGGCCTCCTTCACGCGCGTCTCGATCTTCTGAACAATCTCATCGTCCCAATGGACTTCCATGCTGAACAGAGGCACCTTGTTGAATGGATTGTAGACAACCCAATAGCAAGTAGTTGTACCCGTAACCATCATGTGTGAGAAGAGCTGCCAATAATAGTTGGGTTCAGCCTTCTTCAAGGCTTCAAGCCTCATGGCCTCCGTGGGAAGAAGAATGATGCTGGCATACTTGGCGAACGCCTTGCCTTGCGGACTCTTGATCTCGATGCAGCAACTCTCCCCCGTGACCGGGTTGGCAAACATTCTGTCTGGCGAACTCGCGAAGTGTTCAAGTGTGGGATGCTTGACCGATGGCGGCTCTTCAAGGACAATCTCCTCGTTGCACTTGGCATTGGGTTCATAGATCTGAAGGAACATCGCGGCAAACAGGTCTGCCGCAGGACCCTCCATCTTGTGTCCCCATTCAAGAATCTTGGACTTTACCTCAGTGATGCCGACATACTGGGCGAACAGTTCATCATTGTTGAGAATCTCCTCATCCATCGTCCGCTCGAAGGCGAGTTGCTGCATATAGCTGACTGCCGTAGCAGACCAGTTTCCACCTCGACCTTCACCCATCAGGTTGCCGACCGCGCTACCCGTTATCTGTCCGATTCTTGCGCGGTACCAACCTAACGTATTCTGTTCCTGACCGTATTCTGCGTTCATAGGCTAGAGAAGAGAAGGGCGGTTATTCTGATTGGCCGCATTCTGCTGCGTTGCTTCGGACTGTTCTTTAGCTGCGGCCTGTTCATTGACTTCTGCGGCCTGTTCATTGACTTCTTCGGCTTGCTCGAAGGGATTGCCTTGCGGTGCAGGAGCACCTTCAGCCTCTTCAGCTTCAGCTGGATCTTTTCTTCCATCTACAGTTGTGGCCTCGGCTTGAGCGATGGCAGCTTGATCTTTGTGAAGCCGAATGCCGGCGGTTCCAGCCTCGGCTTGAGCGATGGCAGCAGGTCTCTTCATGCGCTTCATAGCGAGGGAACTCAAGTCGTTGTCCTTCACTTCCTCAACATATACGGGTTGTTCGCCCATGTCCTGAAGTTCTTCGGAAGTACTCAAGCCCATACTGATTTCAGGGCAGTTACTGCGCTGGAAGAAGGCGGCTGCGCGATAGATGAGCATTTGGTCGGGCATGGTCAGCCACTTGCTGCCGTTCTTCGTTGTCCAACCTTCCTTCTTGGCCATTCCCATTGTGACCCAAGTGCCGTAGATGGGTTCCTTGTGCTTCACGTCCGAGGTCTCATAAGTGTAAGCGCGACACCCGTAATCGTCCGTGCCTTGCTCGCCCTTGAACTCGTAGCGCAGCGGAGCATAGCGGCCACACTTGTTGATGCAAGCAATAAGAAACTTGGAGGAAAAGGAAGGCTGGCCGTGAACAATGTAAAGATTCTGCATGACCATGAGGGGGTCAGCGTTCATGCGCTGTGCCATGTTCAATGCAATCGTGCAGTTGGCGTAAGTCTTCTGCATAGCGGCCTGAACCTTCTGTTCGGGGGTGCCGAACTCCTTGTTCGGGTCACCCTTGAGAGAAGCCGGTATAAGTGAACTGGTGGCATACATCTTCGCGATGCGTTGCGTGGCCTCGAACGACCGCAACATCTGACCTGCGGTGGTCATGGCAAATTCCGCGTCCTGCTTGGCTTTGATGATCTGTACCTCAGCAGGAACGACTTCCATAAGGTTACTTTCAGAATTGTTCATGATTCTTCGTCTTATTCGATTAGTAATGTTGAAAATCTCATAGTGACTGAAGGGGGAATCGAACCCTCATCTTCCCCTTAGGAGGGGGATGCTCTGTCCGTTGAGCTATTCAGTCCGTGCCCGTCTTTCCGGGCTGCCACAAAAACACCTTAACAAGAACTCCAAAAGCGGTGGGACCTGCGAGGCTTGAACTCGCGACCTTCTGATTATGAGTCAGCTGCTCTGACCGTCTGAGCTAAAGTCCCGTCCCCCTCGCTTGGGGGCAACATCAACTTAAAATCAATCATGCGTAGGGGCTAACACACCCACGTTGCCAATCCATTTAACCATTACGGTGTCGGGACTCGCGGAGTCGAACCGCACCAGTTGCCACAAGGCTTAAAGAGCTACCCAAACAACCCTGACCAACTGTCCCGATAAGACTTGCTATTCTCACGAACCGCAAGTCTACTTGCGATTAAAGTTAATTTAAGAAAAAAATCACTGTGCTAGTGTCAAGGGATGTGGGAGGGAGTCGAACCCTCATGTAATTCACACGAAATTCAAACAATCGAAACGAAGCAATCATCTAACTTCACAGCCGTAACCGTTAGGCTGCATATCCACATCCGGTATCCATGGAGGAGGCCTACACGCTGGCGAGCCAGATCATCGTGATACCAACCACCATAATGAGCACCCCCATCACAACGACCTTAATTCCTTCCAGCAATTCAGAATTAGCATTTGACTTTCTCATACTTCCGAGTTTTTTTAAGTTGTTGAAACGTGTTATCCTATTAACCCATCCGTGTACCACTTGCAGAGGTCTTTCGTGATGAGGGCTTTCTTGATGTCAAGTTTGCTGTAGTAGAGAGGAGAGTTTGTGCCGTTCCCCTTGCGGAACGCCTGAACCAATCCCGTCTTCTTCAATCGATTCCATGCGTCCCGGCTGACACCGATAGCCAATAACCAGGAATTGACCTCTGTCTCTCGAATGTCGCAGGACGAAGGCTCGAAAGTCTTCATGGCCTGCATGTAGCCCACTTGGAAGGACTCCTGCATGAGCTGCTGTATTGCTGATATTGTCATATTCTTCTTTGTGTTTGTTGGAGTCTCTGTCTATTCGGCAGGACTCAGTGTGATTGTCTGCATTTTGCCGCCATACTCCTTGATGGCTCTCTCGCGGATGTTCTCAGCCAACTGGGATGAAGAGCAGAAGCGGAGCGCGAAGGATACCGTCTCACGTCTAATACCGAAGGACTTTGCGAGCTTCGTAATATTTCCATACGGAACTACAATTTCGAGTCTCTGTTTTTTGTATGCCATTATTTTTTTTCGTATATTTGTTGTCTCAAATGATTTCGGACAATGTCCGATTGATTTCGGGTGCAAATGTACGCAAAATGTGTGTATCACCCAAACTTTTTGAGGATTATTTATCCTCAAATCTTTAATCAATTATACGCATTATGAACAAGAAGGAAATGTTACTATCTCTTATTCAGCATTTTACCGATGGTAATAAAGCGCAATTTGCGAAGTTGCTTGAAGTGTCGCCTCAAACTGTGAGTACATGGGCATCTCGCGAGACATTCGATGCAGAGTTAATCTACACGAAGTGCGAAGGAATCTCAGGAGATTGGCTCCTCTCGGGAGAAGGACCAATGCTCAAGAAGGATATGCCAACGACCTGCCAGCCAAGCCACATTGAAGAACTCGTCTTCAAATTGTTCGATGAAGTCCACAAGAAGCGGAAGGTATGAAGTGTATGAGAAAGAAACCCGAATTTAATGCTGAGCATCTTGATGACATTCTTGGCCGAATCATCAACAACTCAATCAGCGATAGTGAGCAAATTCAAGAAATAGCCCCAGAGTTGAACTACCTCATTGAAGAAGGATTTGTCTTCTACTCCAATGGAGGAACTGAACAACAACCCTCAATCCGAATCACTCACACTGGATACCGACACTTCTGTTGTGGAGGCTTCACCGAACTTAAACGGAAACGCATAGAATGCATAAGACAAACGATGACAGCGATAGCAGCAGTGCTGACACTGCTTGTGTCACTAATGTCACTTGTTGCATCAATAGCATAATTCGCATACTCTCACGTCTTTTAAGCAGTTGGACATCGCGAGCAGAGGAAGGCATCTCGCAGGAGCCATCTTTCCTGAAGCGAGCCTTGATGGAACATGTCCACCACATTTTAACGCAAGCCCAGAAGTCGAGGAGATACTGGGAATAGATGATACATACCCCCTTAGCCATCTCCCATGGAGTAGGCGTTCGCATACTTCCATCTTCAAGAACGATCTTGGCGAAGTAAGGCTTTAACACCGATACGAATAATCTCTTCTTCATGTTACTTCCTAATTTTTAATCAATGAACCAATTTACACCTGAACAAAAAGACAATGCCCTAAGGGAAATATATCTCCGCAGATGGATTATGGAAGACACCTTTGCTGCCAATTCCGACCTGATTCGCATACTTGCCAATGACGGCTATGTCAAAATCGACAGTATAGACTTTCCTTCTAGAGATGTGCTTCACGCAGAAGCCACACCACTAGCAGAATCCTTTCTCAAGGAAGGAGGATATACAAGGCGAGCAGAGCACCAATCAAGACACCAGAAAGAAGATAAACGACAAACAGAAGAGGCGAAAATGCGATATCTACTGATTGTGTATTCGACTTTATCTGGCTTCCTAGGTTCTGCAATTCTTGCTGACAACGCACCAGTTCTCGCGCGTTGCATTGCAGGTATTGCTCTACTTTTCTTTCTGGTATGCCTTTTGGTGATGGCAAGCAGAGTCGATAAGAAGAATAAGACCTCTGATAACTCCCACTGAAGTGACTAGCCTCAACAGAGAAACTCGTCACGTATCTTCGGAAACGATTCTTCACCATATTTTTAGCGTGTGAAACGTGTAACTTCCCAAAGGTTTTCGTACCTTTGTTTTTTACAACCTTGAGCGGACAACTCTCGGTTGAATCACTCGTAAAGGCCGTTGCCGAAGAACTGAAGAAAACTTCTGAACCTAACGGGTGAGTTAGTTTCGGACAATGTCCGATTGATTTCTGATGCAAAAGTATGGCAATACACGTGTAAAACCAAACTTTCTACACGTGTAATTTGACTATTAACCTATATTAAACTGATTTGTTATGTCTAGTATAGCAGATAACCTCATTAAGTACATCTATACGATAGAAAGTAGTGTAAACGCATTCGCCAAAAATGCAGGTGTAGATCCGGCTAATTTTGCACGAATGCTAAAAGGAAAACAGAATATAACGAAGAAAACATTATCCAAAATAGAAGCAGCTAACCCGCAGCTAAACATGAATTGGGTAATAACTGGCGAAGGAGAAATGCTTTGTCCACAACAAGAGAGGCAGGTGAAGATACCTGCGGTTGGGGCGAGCGTGGAACAACGCAACTTATATTCGCCCGGCGCAACCATGTTCGCCACGAATGTCAATCATAATAATTATGCAGAGAGGCGAATTGAACCTATGGAGATTGAGGATGCAGGAAGCAAGGTGCGGCCTCTCATCCCCATGAACCTCTATAAAAAAACAAACACAGATGTGTATGAGTCAATAGTAAACAAGAAGCAAGTAGGAGTTGAATTGATACCCTATTTTTCGGGATTCTCTGAATATCAGATGTACATGGAAGTGCAAGATGAGTCGATGCTCCCAGACTTCAAGGTAGGGGACAAGGTTGCCATCAGCGCGCTGTCCAAAGACACTTATATCCTCAACGGTAACATATACGCGATGGATACAAAGAACCACGGATTGTTCATTAGAATTCTGATAGACAGGGGCAACGAATACGAATGTCAAAGTACGAACAACCAATCACGTTACGTCTCCTTCCACGTACCCAAGTACGATGTCATCAGACTGTATCGGGTAATGGGATTGATCCGAACGTGCATATAGTGATACAATTAGTCACCCATCGCAAGGTGGGTGACTAAAGATGATTTAAAAGATAGAATTAACGAATTAAAAAATAAGATATGGAAACAATTAATGACCGTATTGAAATGCTTGTAAATGAACGCTTTAATGGTGATAAAGCAGCTTTTGCTAAGGCTATAGGTACTGAAAGAGCTACGTTGTCAAATTATATAGGCAATGTACGTCGTAGTAAACCAGGGGAGAAAATGAAAAGATTTCTATTGTTGACAGTAATGATGACTGCTTTTGCAGTTTCGACATTTGCCCAATCTGTGCTTGGGATAAAAGTTGGTGAGAGTTATTCAAATGCAAAGAATGCGCTACGAGAGCGTTACGGCTATCAATTGTCTGAAGATAGCGGAAATCTCACATTGTTCAATTTTGAAATGGGCGATTTTTCATTTGACTGTGGTACTTTGTATTTTCAATGGGTTGATGGTGTTGCGAGATTTTATAGAGCGGAATTTCAGAAATGGAAGCCTGTAAGTGAAGCGGAACCGATGAAGCGTAGCAGAGAGTATCTAAAGAATAAACTTGAGAATAAATATCAGATATTTGGATATAAGAACAGTTTAGGCTATAAATGCTATGAATTCATAGGCGAGGAGGAAAATGGCGTAACTATGTACGGTGACATAACACTCACGCGAGCAAAAGGGAAAGACAATGTTGAGCGATTGTACTTGATTTTATCATACGATCCAATAGCCGATTTTATTCAAGAAGATTCCGACTTCTAAACTAACGCGAACCTTGCACACGCAACCATTATGGGAATCATCGTCAACAAGGCATAGATGTTAGACTAAAAATCCACAAGCATTCAACCCAAATTTTTCCACTATTTTTCCAATTTACAGGTAAACCAAACAAACAAGGCTGATTATCAACGGCTTATGTATAGATAACGATAGCATCGCAATCTGATAGCCTAGGGTTCTCCCCCCCTGCTGAACTACATAAAAAATAAAGGTTGATTCTCAGAGATAAAGCTGGTACTCAAGCTGATAATCAAGCGTTTAGCTATACATTTCTGTAACGCTAAAAAACGAATGAGGGAAACTTGTAGACGAAATATACCACAAGTAACCAACAAAGGTTTGCCACAAATTTTTCCAATAGTTTTCCAAACACTCAAAACGAAGAATTATGGACAATTTTAAATTGCTCGTCCGCAAGGACAGAATGAGAGCGGACGGTACTTTTACTGTGTACGTTCGCTACACACATGGCAAGCATGTCACTTATCTGCCGACTACTATGATCGCGCAGATGAAGAAAGACCTAACTGCCTCATTCAAGATTAAGAACCAGCAGATTCTAGACAGAGGCGACGACCTTATCAGAGAGTATAGAAGGAAACTCAACACGCTTATGCTGGAGTTAAACGACATACCATTCGATAGAATCGTAGAACGATTGAAGATGAAGGATGAGTCTACTGGCATATACTTCACCGACTATTGTTCCAGATGGCTCTCTGAGAATGAGAGTAAGAAGGGCATACTCAATTATCGGTCGGCTGTCCGTTCGTTTATCCGCTTCCACGGAGGCAGAAAGATTCTCATGAACGAAATAACCGTCTCACGTATGAACGACTACGTCAAATATCTCGGTGACAAGAAACGTGCTAAATCTCTATATACCAACGCCATTGTCAAGATATTCAACGATGCGAGGAACTATTACAACGACTACGACAACAACGTGATCCGAATCAAGGAGTCCTTGTCGGGCTTCAAACTGCCTAAACAGAATGTGGCCGAAAAGCGTGCAGTAGAAGTTGACGTGATCCGAAGAATCATGAACCTTCCCCGACATGGAGACAAAGGTCTGTTCGACCAGGCACGCGACTGTTTCCTTATATCGTTTTGTCTGATGGGCATTAACGCCATAGACCTATACAATCTCACCGACTATGACGGCAAGACCATCACCTATTACCGGACGAAAACACGCGACAGAAGAAGTGATGGCGCAAAGATGGTCGTTCACGTTCCTGCTATCATCAAGCCTATACTGGATGAGTACTTGAGCAAGTCTGACGGAGAGAATGTATTGAACTTCGCTGACCGTTATTCAACATCCAAAACCTTCAACGATGCCCTAAGTTACGGCTTGAAGAAGGTTGGGGAGGAAATCGGTGTGGACAGATTGCAATTTTACTCTGCTCGCCATTCGATGGCCACCATCTCGGTCAATGACGTGAGGATACCTATATATATAGTCAACGACATGTTGTGCCACATAGACGAGTCCATGAGGGTAACGAATCTTTACGTCAAGAAAGATTACTCAGCGATCAATGAAGCCAACAAGACTCTGATAGAATATGTATTTGGCGAGGGTAGTTATTAGAAACAAAAAACCCCACGCTGACAAGGCGTGGGATTCCCCCTCTGCTTACGCGGAAGGAAACGAAGAATATGTTGTTCAACGTGATGAGAATGCCGAACCAACAAACGCTGCAAAGATACGAATTTAAAACAACGTCCGCAAGGATTCAAGCACCCTTATTACGTCCATTATCTTATATGGTAAATATTTCAATACTTTTATGAATATTTTCTTGGTTGGAAGTAAATAAATACTTACCTTTGCAGCGTTAAATAATAGTTTCGCTATGTGAGAAAATACAAGGTAAAAGAAATTATCAAGCTGTTGTTAGACGATGGCTGGTATCTATGCAAAAGAACAGGGACATCACATCGTCAGTTCAAGCATGAGACGAAGAAGGGTCGCGTAACCGTTAACGGCAAATTAAGCGATACCTTGGGAGAAGAACTAACCCACAGCATTTGGAAACAAGCTGGTTGGAACAAGTAAACTAAGATATGGGTGTGTTTGCGCCCATATCTTTAACCCTTAATGAAAATGGAGAATATCAAGATTATTATAGATTGGTGTGATAAGAACTTCTCTGCCGTCACAGAGGATGATCGTTTGTGCGGTATGGTCATTGCTACTGGCAGGACTTATGAAGAGCTTATCTCTAATCTACGTGAGGCCATATCCTCTCATGTGGAAGGATTATTGGAAGATGGCGAACACTTGCCTAAATGGTTGGTGGATGGTGATTATGCTTTCGTTGAAACATTAAGCACTGCCGCTCTGATTCGCAAGGCTGAGAAATATACAACCCTGATAGCTATATCTAGGGTAACTGGTATCAATCCGGCTTTGCTCAACCACTACGCAACTGGATTGAAAAAGCCAAGAGAGAAACAACATATTCGAATATTAGAAGGTATTCGCCATATTGGTGAATATCTATCCATTATAAGATAGCACCTAGTACTATTATTTAACGCCAAGCCCCATCATGGGCTTAGACTCCCGACACAACAGTGTTGGGAGTTTTTTTATGCACGTATTCTAAATCAGAAAACTTGAGTTTATAATTCTAATCGTGCATGGCAAGCATGTAATGTTGCAGCTTCATATCTGGAGCATCCTCGTCAGCAAAGTAAAACGAATGAGCTGCGCGGATGATATCCGTATCGCTCAGAACCTTGTTGGTGTCAGCGTAGAATGAATTGAACGCCACATACACGTCCCATTCGGTAGTCCCAGCAGGGAATGACAATCCCATGCTTGAAGCATATTGCTGGCATTCTTCAGAAGTCCAATGAGCACCTTGGTGCTTCATTCCTTGTCTGTCAGTATAGCTGATATCATCAACTATCTGCACGGCTACATCATGGTCATAATGCCGAACATGACGATTGGCATGCTCGCCCGGCTTGTATATATAGTATTGTCTCATGATTGACTCTTGTTAAAGTTGCTGATAAATTCACGCACCAACGTGCCGAGGTTCTTCACTTCATTCTCTATGCCGCCAATGCGCCTCTCTTGTTCTCGCTTCTCGGCAAGTGCAGGATTCCATTCTTCCAGAAGAGCATCACACTTGTCCACGGCATCACGATAATGCTCAACCTTGGATAGAGCATCCTGAGCTGCGGCCTTGATTGATTCTGCTTCACGCACCACACCATCTCTATCCGTAGAGATAACCAACGTGCCTGCATAGGCAACGGACGAAGATTCAGGTATGGTGTACGTCCTTGTCGCTCCTTCTGCCTCGATCGTTACGTCCACGACCATACCACTAGGCTGCGATTGCTGGCCGAAGATAGGCGCATCGTATCGAGGTACGGCCACACTGACGACCTTACCTTGATAGCCTCTCACTGACTCCTTGTCAAGGAAGTAAACAGTGTAACCTTGCTTCATATCCTTGAATAGCATAATGTATATCTTTAGCGTTGTTAATATAATGTTGGACGCAAACTATATTGCGTCCAACATTCAAATCTTCGCACCAACATTAAGTGGTAGCAGTCGTGGTCTTCGTGCCAAGTGCAGCGATGAGTGCAGCATTCTGCCTCTGCTGTGAAAGCTCAAGCCTGGCATCGTTGTAACGCTGCTGCAGGTCGGAGTTCCAATGCTGGTTCAACACGTCAACGATTCTCTGCGTGTTGGCATTGGCGTTGGTTTTCAGGTCACATGCCATCTGTGACATCTGGAATCCGACATTGGAGAATCCACGTTCCATTCCCGTGTTTGTATAGGAGAATCCTTGCTGCATACCGTTCACGATATCCTTCTGGCCAAGCTGATTCTCGTATCCCATGCGGATGATGTTCTGCTGGGTCTGGCAGCAACAGTTCTGAATGGCCTGAATGACATTGGCATCACCCTTCTCTACTGCATTGATCACGCGTTCTGCACTGAAGCCTACCTGACCGCCCACCTGCTCAATGGCTGAACGTATGGCGCACACACCCTGCTGCAACTGGTTGAAGTCGCAATTAAGGTTGGCACCCAACGTGGTAAGAGCATCGTTATTCCCCTTGATTGCAGACATCATCAGGTCGGCATTGTGGTTGTCGGCCATCTGTGAACGGAGGGAAGCAATCTGATTCTGAATCTCTGCATTCTGAAGTCCACCCCTATTGCCGAAGCCGAATCCATTGCCACCGAAGAGTGCAAGGAAGATAAGGTACATCCAAGGACTGTTGTTCCAAGAGTTCATGCCGCCATTCATTGCGGCCATCATGGCCATCGGATCTTGCTTGTTGGCCATTGCTGCGTAGGCCAATGCATCATTGGAACCTCTGTCGCAACAGATAACTTTTTCAATTCCTTCCATAGTTGTATGGTTTTAAGTCGTGTCAGGCACCATTGCTTGACACCGCAAAAATCGGGAACAACAAAGTGTATACAATATGTGATATGTGTTAATTGCTTGTATTATACGGCCAAGGCATCACCAACTTCCTTGCGCATCATCTTGCCAAGCAACCCCTTGAGTCTATAGCGAGCAGAGTTCTTGAGACGGTTAACGCGTTGTTGGCTCATGCCACTCAACTCCACAATCATCGATTCACTCATCCCGGCAGTCATAAGCACATCAATAAGAACGACTCTGGCCGTAACGCTCTTCTCATCTCTAGAGGTTGCAAGCTTGTCAAACGTCAGTCCGCTTGCCTCCAATGTGGCTTCCACAGCCTTGCAAAATATGTTATACAACATATCCTTGGTTCTTTTCACTCTCATAGTTGGCAAATTTAAAGATTCTTTCTTACCTTTGCCCTTGACTCAACTACGCTACGCACATAAAAAACGCACAAGCACAGCAGAATTAAGGACAATCCCCGTCCCCGACACGCTGTGCTTGTGCAAACATGTGTAGTTAAGAATGTAGTTGAGCCTTCATTTCTTTAAAGTGTTGGGGACGTTTTTTTATTACCCCCCGTCATGCGTTCTAACGCATCCTGCTTGTCATCCTAATATCAAAACCTACGCTACATCCATATAGGCTGTCCTTCTGAGTCATCTGCGGAAGGAATGCGAAAACGCGAAAGTACTTGTAGCCCGATCCTCCGAAGCCCCTCATCACTGAGGTTATGCTCGATCGGATTGGGTACCAGCTGACCATATCCCTGGAGCCATACAGCAATTGCCCTACGGAAGTACGGCTGTGGAGTTGCCCTCGTTGAATCATAGTGCGAATAGTCTTGTGATAGTCTGGAGCGCCTAACTTCATGGCGCGCGTTGACAGCCATGCAGCCATCTCTTGCTGAACGTCATCTGTACTATAGTCATAGACCGTCTCATTGTCGGCATCCACCATCAGACATTGCGCCACCGGGTTGAGATGATCAACGAATTTCCGGGTAAGTACGGTCCACTGCTGCGTATCAAGATCCATCAGATAGCTGTAAGTGTATTGCGGATTGAACACAATCAACCTTCGATTTTGATAGTCGAAGGCGATTCGGGCACCATCAGTCAGGTACTTATAGAGGTTGGCCATCGATGGTATCGTGATAGCAGGATAATGATTATTGATGACCTCACGAATTACACCATTCTGATTGTTGTCGTCGAACACATATGTTGCATTCTTGTCAGCGGACAGCAACATCTTGCGTCCCTCATCCCCAATAGACATAACGCCCGAACTGCTCACGAATACTATATCACGTCCAACATTGCACAAGCTGACGGCATCAGTAATGACATCCGTGCTGTACGGCACGCAATTCTGTATGGTGCCATTGCCACCTATGCCTATAGCATACACGCCATCAGAGCAGAAAGCGAAGATAGGATATTGGCCAAACTGACCTTGGCTGATAGGTTGCGTGTTAGCTGCAACGACCTTCACCTTACCCTTGCCACAAGTTGTAGAATTGCCATCGCTGAACACAAATGGATTGTTGACATCGGAAGCCTTGACCAGATTCTCGTTGGCCACAGTCTTATCCTTGCTCACATCGGGAAGGGCATCCAAGGACAACTTCCAGTCTGACAAGGTGAGCTGCCCTGGCCTAGTAGGCTTGGTGATTATATACGACATAACAAGAAGCTTGTGTGCCGTCATCTCCTTATGCAAGCATGACTTGTTATCAGGCATGCCGAGATAAGCATCAGTGCAATATAGGGATGGATACATGAATAGGATCGGGAACAACCTTTCCATATTGCTGTCATACCCAATAACAATCTCCCTCTCAAACGGAGGCTTCACGACAATGCGCACCTTGTTGTATATTCGGGAATACAAGTGAGCCTTGGCATAATCATTGGGCAATTCCTTGCCGCCGCTGGGATTGGATATTGTTGGGCAATACACATCCATATCGTTAAGGTCAAGCATGCTGCTGCGTATGCCGTAGGCGATGAGTCTTGAGTTGTACGACATCAGCCCCTCGCAATGCATATTCGTATACCCTTGGACATTGGTCAGGGTTATGCTCTCTTTCTGGGTGTAATTGGTAAGGTCAGTATTGTCTCGACTCTTGTCAAGAAGATATGTGCCATCCTTGCATAGCTTCGGAAGTTCTTCCAGCTTCACCGACTTGACAAGATAGAAGTTACCAATCTTGGGAATCTCTTGCCACAAGTCTCTCGTCTCGAACTGAGGGGAAACAAAAATCCTTGGGGTGAAGCTTGAGCCATCCTGCATCAAAAGTTTCTGGGTGGCCACTTCCATCTCGTCAGGATTAATGGTGTATATATTTTCACTCAAAAAGAAATCAACTCCTTCAACAATGCTTCCATAAGATTCGCGAATCTTTTTAATTGCCTCATTCGCCTCGTCTGTCAGCGACGTCATGCAAATCCTATACGCCTCGTAGAACATGCCACGAACCTTGAAGTGATATTTGAATTCACTGTCTGGCTTGCTTATCTGCTCATCACCGCTGTCATAACCCGGAAAATCTGTCGGAAAGTTGGCCTTGCATTCAACACTATTTGCCACCGGGAACAACAGAATTGGATTCGACTTCTGAACATAGCTTCCGTCATACAGTTTGATGGCGTACACCAGCATGACTGGATACATGAGTACATTGTCCTTGAGAAGTCGTTCACGTACCTTATTATGCGTTCCAAGACACTGGTCAGACATCTTCTGGTAAGACTCGGTTGTCTTGTACCATTCGATAATCTCCTTCTCCGTCTTATACTTATTGGGCAATAAATAGGGTAGATCCCCACTCTTCGGCAAACAATCCATACGATTAGGAAGAACGGAATCCAAATCCCGGCCTCCATCAACCGTAGAAAGATTGTCGGCCACCCTCAATGTGTCAAAATGAAGAGGTATAAACGGAATGGAATGCTCAAGAATATTGTAAGTCCAATCATTGTAAGACATATGCATCAGCACCCCATTGACCGTCAGAGATACCAGATTCCCAATGGCACAGAAATTGCCAATGTCACTAGGCTCGTCCGCTGAAGGCATGCCGTCCATCTCCAGTTCTTCAAACGTATCCCTGTCACCCGTTATATCGCATGCGCCAATCGTATACTTGCCAGTCCGTTGAGTGTGTGAACTGCCTTCGCCGTCATGGCTGACAACCTCATACTCCTCGACAATGCCGAGAACTATCTCCCTTCCATCACTCGTATTGTGGATGAAGCGAGGCGTGAATTTATCGCAATGGAACCACTTATTTCGCGGAACCCGAGCCGCATGCAAGCTTCCATCACGCATCTCAAGATTGACGGCCATATTCAGATTGCCGTCCTCAACCAAATAATCAGACGGCTGCGAGGCCATACCCTTATATTGTATCGTCAATTGCTCCATAGCCATTATTCCTTTTGATCCTCAGTCGTGGATGGTGATTCATATTGTGAAGCGAGATCACGCAATTGTGCAGCAAAGGAAGGTGCGACATTGGCCGTGGCATTCATTTCCACCTTCTGAGCTTGCTGCTTGGGTAAAATATATTGCGCCAAACGCTCCATCACCAACAGTCTGTCCTTTGGTTCAAGCTGAGCCATATCCGCAGCAAATTCATCGGATTCGAAGTATTCGCCTACAGTCTGAGTGAGTATGCCGTGTATAATCTGTTGCGAAGGTTTCTGCTTGTTGGGAGTCCCTTTCTTGCGTCCACCGGTCTTGCGTCCTTCCATATTATTGCGTCAATTGTAATGTTATGATTCGCTCCAAGTAATCTTGGTGTGCTTCTTGTCGTTGCACACAAGCACACCAAACTGCATCGCATTCACGCGATTGTTCCATCCTTCCAGATATTTCTTCTTGCGCTCATCCTTCTCGGCAAGGCCGGCGTAGTAGTTAAGCCTTGCCTTGCGAATCTCGGCAAACAACACAGAAGGCTTCATCGCGTTGATTCGGTTCAAGGTCTTCGGACCCATGATCCCGTCAACAGAGATACCGGGAAGAATCCGCTGAACATACTTGACAACCCTCTTGGGTCCTGAATTGATGGCCCAATCGGCCATCATCGAAGCAATGCTCAGACTGTGGATATGGTCACCCCACACGGCATCCCAATATCCGTTCTTCATGATCTCACCCCACTGTTCCTTGGTCATGGAGCGAAGAGTCTGCGTCGTGGCGCGCATGCCATGCTGACGGCAATAGCTAGTCCACGCAGCGATGGTCACACCACACATCGTTGCGCCACCGCTGTCATCCTTGTCATTAACATACCCACCTTCCCACGATTGCAGAAACTGGGCGTAAGTATTGAAGTTTGCCATAAGTTATATAGTATTATTAGAGGAAGTCAACCATCACGTATATGCTGTTAAGGAATACCGGCTTGTTGTAGTAGATCTTCTTCCATAGCCAAGGAATAGGAAGGTAAGTGTGCCAAGACCTTCCATCAAGATTCTTATAACCCTCAGCGATATTCATATCGTAAAAGCTCTTCACAATACGCCACTGAGGCTTCTTGACCGCAATGTACGCCAGTTGATATCGAAGATGACATCCATTGATGAATCCGAAATCGTATAGCAGCTGGTTGGCATACTCATCCAGTTCACCCTTCTCAATGGTAATACTGAAATAGGCATCCTCATGCTTCAAGAAGAAATCCAGCACATCGGATAGCGTAATCTTAGCCGTCCACATTCCATGGCCGCACACCCATATACCATCAGGTCGCAACCATGTACGAATGTCGAAGAATCGGCATCCTGCATCATACTGCTCTTCCAAAGTCTTGCTCTGACACTTGGAAAATGGAGCAACAAGGAAGGAGAGCAATCCCTTGCCCTTCTCCCCCGTCACACTGTTATGTGTTGCTATTCGTTTCATTTCCTGCTTCTTTTTCAGATTCATTTAATGCCTGCTCTACGGCCTCACCGACACCTTCGTTCTTCTGCTTGAGCCATGCCACAAAGATGCGCTTCAGGGATATACGCCTCTTGATTCCATGCAGGTCACAGAAGTGTCCATATATGCTGTCAAACTCAGCAATGAAGCCCACGCTTGCGCCAATCGCGCCACCCATGAGATCACTGCCAATACCGAATGGCTCAATGCAAGCCTTGACTAGCAATACACCGAACACGATGTAGCAGACATACTCCAAGAACTTGGTTGTTGTTCTTCGCAATGCCCTACTGAAGCGGAAGTCCTCCCCACGTACACGAACACTGGCGGTCAGACCGAGCCAAAAATCCGTGAGAACAAGGATACCGATGAAAGCCACCGCCCATCGCAGGTCAAAGAACACCTGCAACATCTCCTCGTAGAACACGCCAACACCAACAGCCGCACCTGCATTGACAGCCATGTTGCCACCGCTTGTTGTTACATTAATCATCGTATCATTCTTTTAATCGCTCAGAACGAAGTTTGGTCACCTCATCCTGCAACTGCCTGACACTCTTGATAAGAAGTGCCGTAATTCTAGGGTCAAGATAATTGACATACCGAAGCGAATCAGGATCATCCTTATCAACATAGCCAACCATATCCTTCAACTCCGACTGTTCCACATTCTGGGCAATAAGGCCATAGCTATGCTTGCCGTCAGCCTTGTAGTCGAATTCATACACATCGCCCAACTCGCGCAACTTCGCCAACGCGTCAAAGTCTGCATTGAGATTTTCCTTGGCACGAAGGTCTGAGGTGCTGGTCTGAACCAATTTGGTTGCCGTCAGGGTATTGGCCACTTTCACATCGCCGTTGTTGACCAATGTCATCGCACCACTTGCAAGCGACATCCATCCGTTGGTCATGTTGATGGTCAACGGTCGAAGGTCGTTCCATGTCGATCCGTTCTTGTTGGACATCAAGAGGTAGAAGTATTCGTCTGTGGGCTTATACAGATAGACTGAGTAACCATTGTTCTTCAGGGTGATCCTATCTGAGGTGACAGCCAACGAACCGCCAACTGTCAAATCACTCGTGGTGCTGGCCTTGCCGTAGACCTTGAGAGTCTTGTTCGTGGTCGCGTTACCGATTGTCACATTCCCCTGCAAACTCGTTAGGCCATAAACATACATATTTCGGTTGGTGGAAGTAGAACCAACATTCACGTTACCCGTAAACGTACCGCCCGACTTCTGCATATAACCAGAAAGGTCTGCATTGCGTTCGGCAATGGTCTCTCCATTCATCACGATTGCGCCATCCGTGCAGATATGCAGAATGGTATTGTCCGTTACGGTAAGCGCGCTGGCCTTGCTTGTGCCAACATCTATGCGAAAAAAGTTCCCTTCAAGGCTGCTCCATGATACGTTTGCCATATGTTTGTTGACTTTAATTCATTAATTGGCATAGTGGTCAACATTTCAGTTACACCCCTTTACCCCATCAATAATATTCACATTGGTAATCTCAATGCAATTCATCAATCGAAGAATGAATTCATCCCATTGTTTCTTGTAGGGAACAATCATTGTATCCGTGATATGCACCTTGTTGAGCGTACCGATAATGTTACGGAGATAGCCAATGATATCAATGGCCTCGAACATACCCTTGTCATGCTCGTTAAAGAAATCCACCATATCAAGCCAACACAGCCCCTTGTAGATCAAGTCTTTCATGAGGTTCGAAGTGTGGGTGAGCGATTGGGGATTCATGCGATACGTGTATCCGATATTGTCCACGTAAGCAACCTTGTTCGCATAGAACATGATAGGAATTATCGTGGGCGTATCCTCAATGTATCGCCTATTGCAGTAGGGAACGGTTTCGTAAAGGGATCTTTTGATTATTTTGTTATTCATGAAGACAATTCTCTCGCCCCAGAATTTGGTCACCTTGTCGCGGCCTTCCGTGATGCACTCTCCGTAAGAGGTCGCATTCCATGAACCATCTTCGTTCAATATGCGGATACCGCCACTGACAATGTCGGCACCCGTCTTGTCAGCCTTGGCTACCAATTGCTTTACAAAGTCTCTGTCAATGTAATCATCTCCGTCCAGAAGAAGAACAAACTCTGACGTAGCATGGCTGATGCCATCCCTACGTGATTGGCCGGCGCCTTGGTTGCATAAGTGATTCACCAATTTGATTTTCTTGCCATACGAAGCAAGAATATCCTTTGTATTGTCAGTAGGACAGTCGGCCACAACGATAACCTCGCAAGGTTCTGTCTGATTCAGCGCGCTGTCTACGCACTGCTTGATGTAGCGGTCAACATTGTATGCTGTAATGACGATGGAGCACCTTGTCTTTCTCATGTGTAGTTTATTGTTTGTTTGAAAAGGGCAGCACCCCACAAGGGGATGCAGGGTGCTGCAATTGGTTATGCAAGCTTGAGAAGGTTCTCAAGTGCGGTGATACGATTCTCAGCGGCCTTCAGAGCAGAAGTGGTCGCATAACCACTGACAATACTCTGATTGCAGAGCACAAGACCATCTGCGGTCTTCATGTACAACCCTTTCGTGGTGGTCTCAAGGAAGAGAATATTCTCATCGTTATACTCCACTTTACCCGGGAAACCAGCAGAATTAGCCCAACTTTTGTAATTCTTCATGTTAGACTGCACGTAGAAAGTCTTGCCAGCCTTGCTGTAGTAGACCGTGGTCTCGCCATTGATAGTAATCGAACTACTTTCAAACGTAGGAGTTCCGACTTCGATGCCGAACGTAAACGGAAGAGCAACAAACTTCTTGGTCATTTTCTTCAGTCTGTCGACATCCGAACCCTTGGCGTAAGAAGAGAGGTCAATGTTCACGGCCTTGTTAGCAACGGCCAATGCCGAACCATTGACTTTGACAGATTCGATGACGTTCACCTGAGCCGAAGAGGCGATACCTGCAAGCTTGGTCTTCTCAGCACTCGTATAGTCGTTTGATGACAAGCCCTTGCCTGACACCTTCTGTACGTATCCGGCTAAGTCTTCAACATTGGCAATATCTTTAACAGTATTACCAATGAGCTGAAGTCTACCGTTTCCGCCTAGACTAATTTTTACGCCAGTACGGATTTCTACGTTAGTACCGATAACGACTCCGTCACCAATGTTAATCTGTTGATGGTTGACATCTGTTCCTACAGACAACCTAACCGCGCCACCAAAGATTGACACGCTTTTATAGCCACCGCTTTCACTCTTCAAGTTGATTCTGTTGTCGAGTTCCGTTGTCTTGGTATAAGCACTGAGGTCAACATTCACACTCTTGTTAGAGATAGGAAGAGCCGAGCCATTGACCTTCACGGATTCGATGACATTGGCCTGAGCGCCAACACCCTCCAAAGAAGATACACGAGTCTTGATCTTGGTGATTTCACCTGCATTGGTGGAAGCTGCCGACTTCGCGGCATTGGCCGTAGTCTGAGCCGTGCCGACCTTCGTAGTGAGCGTTGACACATTGTCTGAGATGGACTTCTCAAGGTTACCCTTGATGGTGCTCACCTCAGAAGTCTTGGCATACGGAGAGAGGTCTACGAATCCAGCGAGCACGTCCCAGTAGGTCTCACTGGGAGTGACAGCGGAAGAGAATGACTTGAGGCACGCAACGTTGGAACCAGCAGGATAACTCTTGGAACCAAGCGTGAATGCGTCAGTCACATTGTACACGTCACCTGCCGTAGCCGAAGCCAACGCCTTAAGTCCTGCGAAGGTTATGCTACCCTTCGGGCGATACACGCTTCCTGCTACAGAATTGATGTTATTGTTAACGGAAGAGATCTTGTTGTCAATGTACTGCTTGACATTAGTGTTATCACTTCCTGAGATGGCAATCTGCTGAGCCTCGGCCAAGATACCCTCTTGGCTTGTGGCCTTCAGACGGCCAGTAAATTGAATATAAGTTTTATCTGCCATATTTTTGTTTGTTACAATATATGCATGATTTGGGTATAATGTCGTTACACCATCCGCTGGAATAAAGAATCCGACGTCATTGGAAGTAGTTGATGGGCCAAGAATAAGAATAGAGCCTTGTGGCAAAACACTGATGCTCTCTGTGTTACCCTTCCACCAAGACGGAGAGGTATTCACACCATCGCCTCCGACAAGAAAGGTCGCACTGCTATTCCCTTCTTCGCTCTCAAGAAAGATACCCTCGTTTGCCGCAAATGCGTCTTTTGATACCTGTTGGACTTCATGATAAGTACCTCCAGTGAATATGTACCCCTTCGCTCCGCTAACCTTATAGGTCGGGAATGGGAAACATGCCGTGTTGTAAGACTTACCACCGACTCTGTAAAGCTCAACCTCTACCCTATCGAATGCCTTCCAATGTGATTCATCTGGAGTAATCTTCGATGAAAAGGATTGTTCGCAGACAACGTGGAAACCCGAATCATATCTCTTGCCACCAATAGAGAAGGGTTCTGAGACTTGGTAAACATCACCCTTCTCAGCCTTCCCTATAGAAGCAAAACCATCTGCGGTTACGACACCAACGAATCTACAATAAATCGTTGCCATTGTCTACTACGCTTTTTAGATGGTGATTGAATGAGACGATGCAGCCTGCGCGTTGGCGAGACGGAACACATCATAGGACACACCACCGATTGAGGCCGCAGTTGACTGTTTGATGAACGGAACGTCCGATACACCTTCCACAGCGTGATAGAGGCCGTCAGCACCAGCTGAAGTAAACTTACCTCTTGCCACACCTTCAGGAAGAAGAAAGTATGCATACTGACCGGCTGTGAACGTGAACGGATAAGTACCAGCCGCACTTGCCTGAGGACCCTTAGCCGTGAATCCGCTTGAAGGAAGAGATGTGATGCTGCTTGCCGTGGACTGACCAACGTAGAACTTGTAGTATGCAGAAGCAGATGCAGATGCCGTCTTGGTGATACCATTATAGGTGGCAGTAACGCTGACTGAGAAAGAAGTGGTTTGCGTGGTTGAGCCAGTGTAGGCGCTGCCACTCTTAGTGAGTTCAATGACCGTTCCGCCAATCTTGCAGGTGATATTGCTCTTGCCGGGGTCAACAAAGGCACCGTCCCACTTCACGTGGACATTAATCAGAACGGTGTTCTGCGCACCCTTCTCAAGCACATTATTACTGAGAGATACGCTCACACTCATGCGTGCGTTATACTCTTCCTGAACCTTCTTGGTGAGGTATCCAGCTTCCGCGTCACTAAGGCCGACTCTCTCACCGTTGAGGTAGAGCTGCTTAGTCTTACAGATATCCACACGATTAGTAGAAGTATCTGCTTTGGCCTGAGCTTCGGTCTTATTGGCACTGAAGCCAATCATAGTTCCCGCAGCAATGTCTTTAAGATTTGCCATTTGATTAATTGTTTTTGTTTGTTATTTGTAAAATGTAGCTACATTCTTATTTTAGATAGTCATTATACCATCGTGAGAAGTTTCTTGATTGCATCCATCTGAGCCTCAAGTTCCGCTACGCGAGCTTTAAGGGCAGAATCAGAAGAGCCTCCACCACCACCCTTCTCCAAAGCTGAAATTCTCTCCTCGTGATCGAAGATAAATTTCGAGTTGGTCTGGCTACTCTTCTGTGCCTCGTTCGCCATCTTGCCCACTGTGGATAGATTTTCCTTAGTGGCGTAGATTGATGGGATAGATTGATAGGAAGTCTCAAGGGATTCAATCCTCGCGGCATGCGCATTCTCAATGGTCGAGTGAGCTGTGTCTTGTCTCTTGAGGAAGTCAATATCGTTAGTTGCAGTTTCCCTGAACGTCTCAAGATCAACCACACGCTGACTGAGGTCATCCGCAATGCCATCCAACTCATCAAGTCGCTTGTCGTGCTTCTTGTCGTTTTCCTGCAATTCGCCAATGCAGTTGATAGCATCCTCCATCTGGGTCTTCAGCGTATCAACATCATCCCTAAGTGTGCGGATGGACTGCTGATTGTCGCTGATAATCTGTCCCCATGATTCAACGTCAGTCTTCAGAGATTCAAACTCAGTCGTACTGACAATGTAAGAGATACCATTGAGCACGATATGTCCATCCGTGGTGAAACAGATGACAGCCGCCTCCATGCTACTCGACATGGCTTCTGAAAGACTACTGCCTACGTCAATGCGTACCCTGTAGCCTTCTATGTCTTTCCATTCTTTCTTCATTGATCGCTCGTATTATTCTGTTCCACTTCTGAACTGTCAATATGAATACTGCCTAATTGGCGAGCTGTAGTCATGAATATCTGCGCACGGCCAACATCGCCGAATGAGGTGCAAGTAAGAGCTGCAATGGCATAGAGCGAAGCCTCTTCCAGTCGGTGGGGAAATTCAACTTGGTCAGACTCATTGATAGCTGGCTCAGGAATATACTGCGCAACGAGCACAGTGTCATCACTGTTGCAGCCATACGCCTCAAGAGTAAGTCCTTCCTTGCTGTATGCCTCAGCAACGACAGGTCGTTCTGCACAACCTCTGGCCATTCCGACCGTTCCTCTCTGCATGGCGTAACGTGGGTCTTGCACACTGATGGTTCGGCTCACGCCAACCATCCATGAAGACATACAGAAGTAGACCAGCCTCAGATAATCCTTCGGCATTTTGAACACCATGCAGTCATCAACTTTAGGATCAGGCTTGCCAACCAACCCCTCACTGAAATCCTTGCCATTGCCAAGCAGCATGAATGCAGCTCCAATCTCAACCATGCGTATACCGGGAACAATGTTCTCCTGAATCACATCGTCAAGTTCAAGTGTGTCAACATCCATATTGGCACTCAGCTGACCATCTTCCATATTCTGGTCAATGATGGAGCGAACCCTCCGCTTGATATCCATTATATTGTAAGCCTTCATTGTGCCATCTGATTAGGTTGTTGAACATTGCCGCTATCACCGCTTCTGATAAGGTCGTAGATTCTGTCTGCTGTGCTCGGATTGCCCTCTTGGGCTGCTTGCTGCATCACAGACGGGTCAATACCTTGCACCTGCTCACCATTGGCCATCTGTTGCTCCTGACTTTCAATATTCTGAAGCAACTCGTCTGCGAAGGGGAATTTGCCTACCTCAAGCAATTGCTTGAGCGTAATCTGATTGGCCTGCCAGAACTGGAGAAGCATCTGATTGGCATTGTCCCTATAAGCTGGTGAAGTAGAACTTTCCGTAATGCTGATGTCGCATTCAATCTGTAGAACCTTCTCAGGGTCCGCACTGAACGTCCTGGAATCGTCTCCAGCGATATTGGTAACACGCTTGGCATCGTAGAACTGCTGGATATTCTTGATATCCTTATAAGCAGCATCAATCTCGAACTGAGAGAACGAATCAAGAATGTCTAGCAATGAGGTCGTTGCGTTCTGCGTCTGTTGGGCGTAGAGAGCACCACTCTCACCGCTTACGCCCTTGCGTCCTTGGAGCGCGCCATGCACGCCACTGATATCCTCGAAGAACTTCAGCTGCACATTGAGCAGGTCACCAATACCGACATTGGTTGAATTCTGGGCAACCTGAGTAGGAGCAGGAACGCCCGGCTTGGCCTTATACAACACGACACCATTCACACGTGTCCACGAATCCGCAAACTGTTCTGGGCTAACGTCATCGGGGATACAGTCATCAGGCACAAGAAGCACACCCTTGGCACTTGCACGTATCACCCAGTCGTAAAGGGTGATGAGTCGGTTGGTGTAACGCTGTTGGTCTATCACATCAGAGACGAAGGAATGTATCTCGCCATCAATGAATGGATAAGCCTTGAACACGTAAGGGTGACTGCCATGGGCGTAAGGTGTCTCTCCTTCACCAAGCACATCGCCGAATGGGCTGAGATAGTAGAAGTACCAGTAGTTGTCAACGTACCACTCCGCCTCAATGAGAGGAATGTCATCAGCATCCATGCCGACGCTCTGCCCCATCTCAAGCCTACGCTTGTTCTCCGCCTCCACGACTTCCGCGTAATCCTCCACGTCAATTCGGAACATCTGGCCGGTGTTCCAGTCGTGACAGCGGTAACGGGGCTTGGTTTCCTTGCGCCACACTTCGATGACCCTGCACAGCGATTCATCCTCACTGAAGAGGAAATCGAAACTCTTCGTGTCAGGCATACCGAACGTATTACGGAACATCACGCCATTGGGCTTCATCTGATGAGCCGCATGGTATATCTGCGACAGTCGCTCATAATCCTGCGGATTAGTGGCGAAATTGGACGCAAGTTCACCAAACGTCACATCGTGAATCTCACCAACACACGTCACGTCCCATCCTCTCATGTCGCGGGCATTGGTGTCAATGAAGAACCTTCTCGGATTGACATTGTCCGTCCAACAGTCCTGACGGCTATCCTTCCATCCCCACCACTTCTTGTGGACAATGAAAGCACCGATGAGGAATTCCTCCATGGTGCGAGCATACATCTCACTCATGCGGTTGGTCTGCATGTTGTATTGCAGGATGGTGCTGAGCGTTTCGGCCTCCTTCTGTTCGGCACGGTCACGTGCCATGCATGTAGGTTCCTTGTCCTGCGAGCGATAGACACCGATCACGTTACGAACCAAGCGTCTGATGAGGTTGTTCTTGAGGGCTACATTGCCCATACTGTGAATGTACTTCTCTTCAGACATGCGCACGCCATCAACCTCAATCATATCATCCCATTGCTTGCCGAAGTTGTAGTTCTTACAACGTTCACGCTCCTTTCGGTAGAAGTCCATGTTGTCCCAGTAAGTCTTCGCTTCGAGAAGGATGTCATAGGCACGGGCAGGTCTTCGGGCCTTGGCGTAGGCCACGCTGTCAATGTCGTTCTCTTCCATTGAGTCTTCAACTCGAACGTTCTTAAGGGAATGAAGTTTCTTTGCGTTCGCCATGTTTGTATCGCTTAATCAGTAAACGTAACCTTAACGCCCTTCGCGCGAGCAGCCTTCGCAACTGCGGCCTTGGTGATCACGCTGCTCTTGTCGATGCCATAAGTGTCAAACAGCCATGCACGCGCGTCACTCAATGAGCCGAATTCCATCTCTTCGCTGATGGAAGGGTCTTCTGTCTTCTTGGTGCGGTTAGGGGGCAGTTCCACTGATTCCTTGTCTTGGTGAGCTGCACTGTCATTTTCGACCTCTTCCGCATCCTCCTCCTGCTGGGTCGGTGCGTCAAGCGTGTAACGAAGAGTGATTCGTCCGCTCTTGAAGTGCGAACTGTGTTCGATGATATGCTGCTCTGCGGGGTTTGATGTCTTGTATGTTGCTGGGGTAATACCGAATCCACTGACTGAGCCTCCCGTAAAAAGAGGACAGAACGTGGCTTGGCCAATGTGGATGACTGGCTTCCATTCGATGAGACCCATCACGCCATACACTTTAATTTTAGCCATTATGCGTATGTTTATGGAGTTATATTAGCGGAGGCGAAATCCGAACATCGCCTCCGCTAGAGTTATTCATTATGCACTTTTGCTCATCACCTCACCGTTGTAGGGTGCCCAGCTTGTGCCGTTCCACTGCCACATCGTTCCGCTCTTGGCGTTGGCTCCGATACCGGGGCAGTCCTTCATCAGGTAGTACACCATCTTGTCCTTGGCAGGGGCTTCCTCGCTATCCCACATCTTCATGGTCATTGCGCTGACACCATCACCGGTTGTGCTGTCACCCTCACCGTCAATCCAGATATGGCATGCACCCTTCAGGGCAAGGCCGTCCCAAAGGATCAAGCCCTTGCGCTTGGCTTCTTCACCTTCAACGTTCTCGTTGAATTCATGCTCATTGGTATACTTGTAGTGTACCAAGCGACCCATACCAAGAACGGCAGCGGAATTGCTCCAGCCGAGTCTGTCAAGAGTCGGTTCACGCTTGATCTGCAAGTCACCGAATACGGTGTGGAAGTTCGTCACCTCCCAGCCTATGGGGTTGACCTTGGTGGTAATCTGGATCTCGGGGTGCTTGCTGTAGTCGATACACTGGATATTCTCCAGGAAGTTCTTACCAGCGAGGATGATACCAGTTGCAGGTACGTCTTCGCCCGTGTAGAACATCTTGGCAAGGGCAATGAGCTTCTCGACAGTCCACTTACCCTCATGCTGCAACTCGCGCTTGAACTGCCAGCGTACACCCTTGGTGCAGTAGACGGTCTGCTGACCAGTACCGTTCTTGCCCATCACGGTGAACTTGCCCTGCTGGCCAGCCCACAGTGTGCGGTTGTTGCGAGTCTTGAAGTTCGTGAGCATCTGTTCTGCGATGATGGCGTTGTTGAACGGGATACGCTTCTTCTGATGGTCGAAGTAATCAGAGATGATCTGATTCATCACGCGCTTCTGAAGATAGAGCGTCTGAGGCTGCGGAACAACCATGTCGGGGTCAACATGCTTCTGGGTCTCGTAACATGCGTTTGAGAGCACAACCATCTCCGTACCGGCAGGTATCTGGGGAACGGTACAGAATTCATCGGAAGCATCCGTCTTGGGACCGTTGACAGCCATCACCGTGGGCTTGTTGTCGTTGTTGCTCACCACGAACAGCATGAGAGCCTGACCGGGCATCTTGGTCTTGCCGTCTGCGGCATAGCCATCAACACCCTTGACGAGGATAGTGCCATATGCAGCCGGGATACGTTTGTCAGCAGCACTGAGATTGAGTTCGAAGGTGTCTGCACCCGTGTTGGCTTCAATCTCGGTAAGCTGAGTGATGGTATGTTTCGGCTCGTCAATCATGTAGTGCTGGACTACGGGTGAGTCCACCTGAACGGCCTTGGCCGTGAGCATGAGCTGCATAAGAGGCGTATCATCGCTCTTGAACATGAACAGGTCTTTGTCAAGAGCGGAATCAAAAAGGTTACCAGCGTTAATGCCGCCAGTGGCCTCTGCACCTGCACTGACGGTTACGGCCTGACCGTTAATCTGGCTCTTCACGCCAGCCGAACCCTCGGAAGGGACAATAGTGGGGTCTGCCACAGTTTTAACTTCTTCTCCCATAATTCTTTTATGTCTTGTTTATTTGGATTAATAATATTCTTATCGTGCTCCAGCCGCAATATCGAAGATGGAACTGCCACCTTCCTTGCGAGGCTTGGAACCTGCGCCACCGCCAAGGTGGGGCGTACCATCGCCCTTTTTGCCCTTGCGGAGCGCATTGGTGATTTTGGCGTTGCGGCCACGAACCTCTCCCTCTTCGCCAGCCTTGGCCACGTCATCGTCATGACTGTCACCATCGTTGAGGAGTCGGATGGTTTCGGGTGAGATCTTGCCATTGATGGCATCGTTGACAATGTCGAACACCTTCTTGAAACCGTTGTTGACGAAATCGTCATCCCAACCGTTCTCTTCCTGAGCCTTGTCAATGGCATTCAGCGAAGATTCAAGATTCTTCTGGTATTCATCTTCGAGTTTCTTCTCGTTGGCCACACGTTCGAGATATTCCTTCTGTGCTTGGGCAAGTTCCTCTTGGTGTTCAGGATCATCCATGTATTCGAGGAAGTCCATACCGAACTTATTCACAAGTGAGGTGACTATATTCTTGCCGTTCTTCAGATCCTGAAGAACGACAGCACTGCGAGGGTCTGCATCGAGCATATCTCCAAGCTGACGTTCATGTTCGCGGTATTCGCCAAGTTCCTTCTCGGTGGCATCGTAGTCATCGCTAATCTGTCCTGCGAGCACTTCGTCATCGTCAAAGTTCTTGTCGGGATATTTCTTCCTCAACCTATCACGCAAGGCATCACGCTTGGAGGGCATAGGCGCACCGGCAGGTGCTTCCCCTCCTTCCGTATCCTTGGCAGGAGGCAACTCAGGCGTAAGCTGTTCGGCTTTATGCTCGGCCTCTTCCGTTTTCTTGTCCTTTTCGTCCATATATATGTCACATTATTTTACGCAAAGATAAAGGCATGCTTCCGAATAAAAATCGTATTTCCGTCCTCTTGAGTAGTATATATTGATTACCTTTGCAACCACATCATATTCCCCTTACACATGAAACACATAGGTTCTATTTTTCCCTATGCAGCTGAGCGAGAGAGAGAGTTGCTGCATGCGTTTCGCGTTGTGATGGCCACAACTAAACATATCATCATGAATCAGGTATTTTCTGAAGTCGTATCCATGCCGTGCTCACGGTTCTGGGTGTCTGAGGAGCGTGCCATAACAGTCATACGTACAATGATGGCTGGGCGTTACATCTGCACGACCGGGGAGAAACGTGATATGTACGATGAGATCTTCGCTCGTGTCAAGGAATTGCGAATCTCCCACCCCGAAGCACCGCTACAACTGCTTGTATCCATCGTGGTCAATTCTCCTGCACCACGATTCTATCTGTCTGCATCGCAAGCCAAGTCCATCATCAACCGTGTAAGACGCACTACATGACGGCCTCCGTCACATTCTTCACATGGCTTGCGACACCTTTAAGTCCATCGTTATTGGGATGAAGAGTAACCTGACGAGGTAATGGCATCACATTAATGTTGTACGCTATCCATAGCCCGATAGCGCGAGTCATCAGCAAGTCATCGTGCTTGCCAGCTATGGCACCATATGCCCCATTCGGTTTCAACTCGTAGGTAAGCAACTCGTCAAGACATTGCTCGTCGCGTTCAACCCATCCCTTCTCGCGCACCATCTTGATAAGATGACTGATGATCATCGGCTTTGTTGACACATTGGTATGGAAGCCATACTTGACTGGAGCACCTTCACGTATGTCCGCTTCGCTCTGTTGGCGTGCATACAGATTCGGGTAGACGGACTTGACTTGATTCAGGATGAATTCACTTTGGTCCCCTTCCACGATTCGTTCCTTGTCTTTCGTTTCAAGCGTATTCGATTCGATGACAAGCAATGCATCATCATACCATGACGATATCTGCATCGCCTTCCATGCAAGCAAGTCCATGTCAATGTGGCCATACCATTGTGCAACGACTTCGGGATGGCCACCATCCATCAAGGGCAGTCGGTCAATGACGACAATGACAGACCAGTCGGCCTTGGCATGTCGGCCACCGATATCAACCACAACCAGATATCTGTCGGTAATACGAATGTCCGTGAATATCTCTGGCTTCTCCCATACGCATAGCAAGCCCGTTGAATCTTCCTTGAATCGAAGACCAAGCAAGGCTTTCTTGCCTCCATCCGAATTGCCATACACATCCCCGACATAACGCGGAGGACGGCATCCTCCCCTAAGCTGCTCCACAAGAATCTTGTCGAAGACCTTGCAGCCTGAATAGGTGAATGCTTCATCGTCATCAGTAGGATACTCCGAAGCCATATCCCCATGGTCGTAGTATTTTTTGCGCTCCTCTATATACCATGCGATGGCCTCAAGTGTAGCACCGCATTCCCACAGATACCACAGATACCTTCCCGGCTCGCTTCGGTCACTGGGAGAGTAGGCGTTATTCTTGTTCTTCAGAAGGCTTGCGGCAAAGGCACGTTTGTTTTTAACCTCAAGCCTATATAGTTCAATCTCGAACCACGCAATAAACAAAGCTTTGTATTGGGAGTCATTCTTCTTGGCATCATGGTATTCCTTCTCGAAGAAGTTGCCAGTTCCGTTAGCCGTACTCTCATACACAATCATCGTGTATGGCTTGTAGGCCATACCGCCGCATGCCGAACGAACGACCTTGGCGGCAGTCTTCTTGTCAGTTGACTCCCACAGACCGACCTCCGTGCAATGAACCAAGTTGTAATCACCGCCACGTGCTGATTCAGGTTTCTCATATGAGCCAATCTTGATCTTACAATTGCGTGCGATGATTCTGGTGATATTGCCACTGTTGCCAACACCTTCAATCTTGCGTTCTGCGGGATCATATTGTTCGTTGAGTTCATGCAGCATCTCTGCTGGATAACTGTTGATCATGCGGTCGAACATATCCTTTACCTCATAGGAGGCATCCTTCACATGTCCGACAATGAGAGAGTTAAGGCCGACTTGGTGAACAAGCTGCAACCAAGACATATATATCTGTGTAGCGGTAGAGCCACCCCACTGACGAGCCTTGAGCAGGATAAGTCGGATGGGCATTCCTGCAACGCGCATCGCCTCGAATGTGGATATGAGTTTGCGCTGTGGGTAATTCAGCGAAAAGTGTATGTCTGCACCACCGCCCTTCACCTTGATCATCACGTAAACAACCGCCCAGAACGGAAAGTCAAATCGGCATCGTATGCGTGTCATCTGCTTGATGACGCATTCAATCTGACAAGGGTCGGGTCGTGTTATCTTGCCTCCGTCCTCGTCATGCAGATATCTCTTGCAGAATTCAACGACACTTCCTGCCTTGACAAGCCTACGCACATAGCTGTTGCTCATCATCTGCTTGGGGATATACTGCACTCGAATCGGGAAGTCAGTTATCTCTATACGAACACGCTCGCCTATACTGCCCTCTCCCGTTACCGGGTTGAATGGGGCGAATAGGCGAGCGTTACGTTCTTCGTTGATTCTTATGATATCATCTTCGCTCATAGTCTAATCAGAATGGGCGCAATGGGCGTGTCAGGATCCCTGACCTAGCGCGCATCACGCTCTTGGCCTTGTCCAATACTTCGCTTGCCCTAGCCGCCCATAATTGGGCTGCATCGGGTTTGGTGATCATCAGCCAGTCGCAAAGTACGCGTGCAACCATGAATTCATGGATAAGTTTCTCAAGAAGAATGGCGGTCGTATGGCTGAACTTGGATGGAACATCCATCTCTATGCGGTAGCAAGCGGTCTCCCCGAAGTCATCAGTCAGTTCCATTCCGTCATTGCACTGGCTCTGTGTATACGGATAGAGCATTTCCACACACAATGCATGGGCAAGGTCAAGCATGCGCGTTACGCGGTCTATGTTGCCATCCTCGGCAATATCCTGCGTCTGATGACCTGCATGTTCCCCCATGCCACGTTTCTCAGCAGGATTCATCACATCACCCTCGACATAAGCCACATTGCTGATATCGTAGACAAGCGCATCACGCTTGAAAAGCAGTGTGACATGCCGTGTGTCCTGATTCATCTTCCTCAGAGCATTGGCCTCCATCCATTCAACCAAGTCTGATGGTCCGATGAGCCATCCGTATCTGCCGTATATAGCTTCCGTCTTGTTTTTGTCGTTACTCATATCTCATATCGTTGGTGTGTGGTTCGTCTGCCGATGGGGCATGTACGCGTGTGGGACGCTGGCGCAACTGCAATGCCGTCTCAATGCCCAGCATGTCATCCTGCACCCTCTGAAGATAGCTTGCGGCATACTCTGCATATGGAGTCAATGACAATGCATCCGCAACGGCATTGGACACCATGCAGTCGTGCATGCACTTGGTGATCTGTTCCTTCACAGAAGTCCTGAAGTTGGACGGCACGCGGAGCAACGTAATCAATGTATTGTCAACAATCTTACTCTTGTCTTCCACGGGCTTACCCTTGTAAGAGAAATACAGCGTAAGAGACTGGGGATGCTTGGTCAGTTCCATAAGCACATTGTCAGCGAGGTGTTCATCCTCAATGAGATATTCGCTCAGTGCAGCCTTGAGCGTTCCATATGTGGAAGTGAACGAGCGAAGCATGCCTAGCTTGCGTTCTTCACTGTCATCCTGCAGGAGCGTGGATGATTCGGGCACATCACTGCTGACGGATATGCCCTCACCGATGGTGTAAAGAATGCGTTGCACGTCATACGCCATCTCGCTCATGTACAACCTAATCTCTATTGTGTGCTTCATCTTGTATCCTTACTCAAAGTTAGTTGCCTCTCTTTCCAGTGTTTCAGGCACCGTCCTTGTCGGTGGTGTACGCCTTGCGAGCAGTCGTGCGAATGCTGCATAACTCTCGGCAGCTCTACTGTTGAACAACTCGACATCTGCCGAAGCGGTTGAAGTCTGGGCGTACCATCTTGCGACAGCCGTGTACATGGCGTAATCCCGAAGATTCCTGAATGCGACTTTCAAGGTCTCATCATCGTGATTCTTCGCGATATCCAGCGTAACACCGATTGAGACATCGGGGTTATCTGCATCAAGACTCACATTGTATCGTTTGCTGCACATGGCCACAGCCTTGCCAAACGCATCTGAGATATATTGTACAATGAGAGGCAACGTGCGTTCCGTGATACTCATTCGCAGATAGGCTCCACCATCAGCATCTGTGAGGGCTGAAGCACGAACCTCAACCTCCTTACGGATATCGGCAATCAAAGCCGTCACATCACAGTTGTAATTGTATTCCATTGTCAATATAGTCTATATGTCACGCCAACCCCCAAGAATGGCGAGAAACCATGCTGTGTTATTCCCCATCCGCCAACAATGCCCAATCCGAATCTCCTTGTCTTCGAATGAGCTTCATCAGTGGGAGAGCGTATGCGCATTTCCCTGGTAAGGGTCTGTGTGCGCGAATTGATACAGATGGAGTCAAGACTCGCATCGTATCCGCTCACCCAAGCCTGATACGATATTCCATTGTGCAGCGTATCTGCATAGACGTGCTGAACGATGGGAATATTCACGCTATCACGTGAAGCCTCTATTCCAACAACATCGGAGGCTGTATCGGTCATGGCTGTGTCTGGACGCATCGCTTCGTTCACGACAGGGATTGTTTTGAATCTGAGCACAACACTATCGCGTACTGTTGGCGAACCCACTCGTTCCGTTCGCGTAACATATAGGGTATCCACACGTAAGGATACATCATCCGTACCCGAATGAAGGCGATAGTTGCGATATGTGTAAGCAATGCAGATTATGAAGAGTATAATCTGCATCACATAAGCGATATTACGCAATATGCTCGTATCTTCGTTTTTATTGTCCATGTCGCGAAGTTAGGCGTAGATAACCATAGCGTTGCCGTATTTCCGTCCTCACGCAACAAAAAAATCCCCCACCATGAGGCAGGGGATTCTTCTTTGTCATTCAATCGCTCCGATTTTCTTTAGATTCTCTTTGCGTTTCTCGTTGATCTTGGCTTGTATGGCAGCCCTCTCTTCCGTGGTCTTGGCATTGGCCAATTCAAGGTTGAGTTGACCCATCTCCAGATAAACACCCATCTCTTCAGCCTTGTTGAGACATTCGGCCATCTTGCGACGAACCTCATAAATCTCAAGCGTAACCTGCTTCTGGGCATCCTGCGTAGTCTCTTCCTTGCGTTTCTGGTTGAGTTCCCTGATATCCTTCAGCCAATCCATATAGTCAATCATCTGATACATCTCGTATTCCTTACTGCTGACGAGTTTCTTGTAGTCATCAAGATTCTTTGTATCGCCAGATTCAATCTCCTTCTCGAATCCTCTGATTTGAGTTCTGACATCATCTGCAATGGCAGACCAATACTTGAATTCTGCATTGCTTACCTGATTGCGGCCATAGTCATTGTCTGTGGATGTCATGAATCGGCTCAGGAACGGCACATTGCGCATATCGCGCAAGTCCTCATAGGTAATCATGGCAACCGTCTTGCCTATCTTCGTGAAGAACTGCAAGGGACCACCGATATATTGGGAAGCCACATAACCTGCTGACGATGGATTGACATTGATCCAGCCCTTCTTGTAGTCGTTGCCGCCACTGATATTGTTGAGCCACCTTGAGAAGGATACCAACTGCGGAAGGGTATCATAGCTTGTCCGCTGAAACTCTGGCTTGTCATCATTGAAGTCATTCTTGCCCGTAATCTGTCTCCCCATGAAATCCTCGTCAAATACGTATGCATCTGCAAGAGGTGAAAGGAGCGTAGGTATAAATGCCCTGAACAAGGTCTTGCCGACAGGGTGATCGCTGTCGCTTCTGTTGAAGAAGTTGCGTGGATCAAGGAAGGCAACGGGGGAGAACTGCATAAGCTGATCACCGATAGCCGCAGGAATGCTGCTATGATTCATCCGTCCCATCGCGGCCTCCATCGCGATGACGCCAAGGCCATACACGGCTCTGATTTCGGGAGGGAGTGCAATACGTGTCCAATTCCCATTACCGCTAGGTATCACAATGTAATTGTGTCGGACGTAATCAGACAGATCCCAGTAATTACTGTCAGGATCACCGCCACCCGGTGCGACCATACTGGCGCAAGCAAATGCCATAGCTGCACCAAGGCCGATGGTACCGCCAAGCATGGAAAGCATGGCCTTCGGGTGCTTGGCCGTCAGTTGGCAATACTGCACAATACTCTGCACGGCAGGATTGATGAAGATAATGCTCTTCCTCAGCCAAGCGTTACCGAATCCTCCTGCGCCATGGAGATTGAAATTCGTACTCGCTTCCTTCGCATCAACGATGGATTGCAGCACACTCTTGCCGTGTTGACGGCTTGTCATGTATGCTGCGAATCGGCAGGTGTTCTCCACACCCCTATTGGCCATCTCAACGAAATCAGCAACGGCATGGCCAGCATTCTTTGACCATTTCACAAAGCCTTTGTCTCCAAGTGCTGATTGGATACGGGACTGGTAGTCCTTAATACTGAGCGACTGCGTGTAGCCGGTCTCGCCTCCGTTCGCCATGAATTCGGCAAAGTAACGCTCCATCTCGTTGTTGTTGTCAAGGTTTCCTGACTTATACTTGCTGTAGAGCGTATAGATACCTGCTGCGTTGCGGTATTCCTTCTTGTGAGACATAGTTCCTGTGAGCACGCCAAGTCGTTTCACGTTGACAAGGAAGTCCTTCGTGTAACCTGCACCATACTTGCCCGTGCTGATGAGCGAAGCGGAAGCGAGGTCTCGCTGGAAGTTGCTGATGACGAATTCGGGGTTAAGGCTTGTCACGCTCTGAGCCATATATCTGAATATCTTTATGAAGCCATCCGTGAAGAGGTCTTCGGCCTTGTCCAGAATAGTCTCAGTTGCCTTGTACGGTTTGGTGACCTGATTCCCAAGTCTGTCATTGAGTGCTTGAGCTGCACGTGGATTACCATTCACCCATACGCAATATTCCTTGCCGCCACGCTGCACGCGGATACAATGCTCATCTGCCTGCCATTTCTGGGTGCGGAGATTCAATCTGAGATTGTCGCTCATGCGATGAACCTTGCCCTGCTTGGCCAGCATCTCCATCGTATCCTCCCACTGTTCGATGGCATCCTTCTGCTCTGAAGGAGTCATCTGGTCGTTGATGGGCGGCTCAATGGGTACGTCAAATCCGTTGGCATCCGTCTGATACCATGTACTGCTCACAGACAACAGAGGACTCTTGGCGTTAAGCGCGAGATTGAGGATCTTCTGCTTCATGAGATTTCGGTTTCCCTGGTTCACGGCAGAATTGGCCATATTCATCATGGTGGCAAGAATATCTCCAGCACGTGAAGTACGTCCCTTGGCCTCCTTCAGAAGCTGCTGAGTCCTCGTCTCGCCTCTTGTCACATACGTGTACACATCGCCAGCAACCTCTTCGTTGAAGCCTCGCAGAGGCACATACCACTGGTACATCTGTTTCACGCTGTCGTACTGATTCTTGCTGATAAGACCACTGAGATAGGACTTGCGAAGTGAGTAGTTGTTGAGTTCATGAATGTTGTCCCACAGCTTGGTCACTTCCGCTACACCTACTTTAGCCTCGAAATCATCAACACACTTCTTTGCCTTATCTTCCAATTCCGAAACGGTGAGATCCAGTCTGTCTCCAGTGACCTTATCCTTCGGGTCGAAAATATCCGTAAGACCTGAGTAATCCTTCTCGCGGTTCTTGAGATAGAGTTCGTGCTTTCTGTCATTCATGCGCAGCTGCACATCCAAAAGAGCCAGCTGGGCAGCTTGGTCGTTAGGATTGGCTGTTGCAGTCTTCTGGGCTTTCTTGAGTTCAGCCTCAAATTCCTCTTCGGCCTTGGCCTCGGCAAACTTGCGAGCCATCGCTTCGTTACGTTCCAAGCCATGCTTGCAGTTGAGATACACCTCAATGTCTTCCTGAGTCAGGTCATGCTTCTTGCATATATCCTGAACCGCCTCAATGAACGGCTGGATACGAAGATTCATCAACTGCTCCATCTCAGCCGCATTCACACTGCTGAGGGTAACGGCATGCCAATAGACGTTCTCGAAGTCCCTGATAGGCACACCGCGAGTCTCGGATATGGCCTCCTGAAGACGTTTCACACTGAGCAAGGAGTCATGCCATGCTTCATCCAAGTCAAACTTGAAACCGCTCACAGACTGCTCATAGATAGCTTGTGCAATATGGTCTGGGTAGAGATTGGGCGTTCCTCTGCGAGACTGCTTTTCAGCATCCGCAGCCCCACCATTGCGGAACATAATGCCGCCATCTGCAACATTTTCGTCAGAAACCTTTGGATTTTCAAAATTTTCCATTACATTTGCAACAGAGTCCAAATCCAAGTAGGCCACGTCAGCGAGATTGGTTCGCTGTTGGTCTATGAGGGTTTGGATTTTTTCTTTGTCTATATACAAGGCCTTGTCTTGATTTATCCAATTGAGCCATTCTGAATTGTCTTTCGGAAAGACGTTTCTTATGCTGTTTATTTCCAACTTGCGACCGCCAACAGTGGGATTGAGTGAAAGTCCAACGATAAAGTTCTTACCATCTTTTTGCAGCGGAACAATGATGTTCTGCGCCTTCGACTTGTCACCATAGGCAAAAACTGCCAATGGGTGCTGCAAGACTCTCACTAAATCTTTCACTTCCGATAGGTCAAAATCATGGTCAAATAATGTAGCCTTGACTTGGAGTCTTTTCGCATTCATCTGTATGGGAAGATTTGGTACGCCAGTAGAGAGCAATATGCGCCCAGGCTTGCCCATCTTATAGATGTGACCTTCTGGCAATGTGCCGTCTATCTGCTGCTGCAATTCCTCATTGAATTTCGTATTGATAGTCTCAATGTCGCTTTCGTTATTTTTAGTCACCACAACCGCAGTGTCATAGCTACCGCCAGCATTCTTGTTATTCGCTATTTCAACCGAATAACCTTCGCCCAATTCCTTTTCGCACCATTCCTTCAGTTCGCTCTTCGTGAAGCCCTTCTGATAGGATTTAATGCTGCCGTCAGGACGATGGACAAGAATCTCGGAAGCATCATCAAGTGTGGTGCGAGTCTTGCCCTCAATGCCTTGTTTACGGATACCCTCCGCTCCACGCACATTAATCACCAGCTTGCCGCCATCCTTGAGTTTGTCGGCCATCTGATGAAGCACATTGGCACGCCAATCGTCAGGGATCACATTGAGAACCGCATTGCTGATGATATAGTCATACTTCTTGTCTATCTCATCATAGCTGCTGAACGTAGGTGCTTCACGACTGTCTGATGGGAACGGCTCAACGTCATCAACCTTGAACCCATTGTCCCTCATCCATGCCGTACCAAGCCCCAATCCACTGCTCGCATCAAGCACGTCCACGTCACGGCCATTGGAGTCGCGCTTCACCCAATCCCCAAACTTCTTGTAAGAGTTGATGGTGCTCTTCACCTGAGTGGTATGACGGCCATCATCGTTCGTCTGCTCGTCAAGCCAACGATTGCCAAACATTTCGTTCAAATCAGATGAGGTCTTCATGCTAGTACCGTCCTCGCCAAACAAGAATATCTGGTCTTCCCTGGAAACATCCTCTGTCTCTGCGGCAAGACTTGCTCTTCGCTCCTCTGGGGACATTTTCATGCGCTTCTCAACGTTACGGCTTTCTACTTCACCACCAAGTTTAGTGTATTCCATATAAGGATTAAAGTCTGCACGAGTGGATTCAGCCAACCTGAAATTCTTAATATCAGCATCCATGCTTCTGTCTGCATAACCCCTTGCAAAGTAATTAAAGCCCTTCATGCGAGTTTCTTTGTCAGGCATCCATTCATCATCATCCATGCCCATCTCCTTATACTCATCAATCAAGGCTTTTTCCACTGCTGCTTGATTGTAATGTTCGCCCATTTCATCTGCCTTGTAACGCAATTCATCAGCCCAAGCACGCGCACGCCATTCCTTTTTAGCAGCCTTAAACCGTTCTTGTATAGATTCTGGATTACCGCCCCTCGCAAAACCCTCAATCTTCTGAATAGCATGCTGAACCTCATGAGCCAATACGGAATCTATGTCTCCCACATAATTCGTATTGACAACAATAGTATGCTCACGCTCATTGTAACTGCCACCCACATTTGTAGGCAGTTGGTCAGTAAACACAACATTCACACGCTTCAAGTCGGGATAAGCCTTGAACAACTCGTCATTCTCCACCCAATCAGCAAGGTGCGGTTTTTCTCTATTCAGATAGTCTGTCTTGAAATCATCTTCCTTTTGTGCAAGTTCATCAAAACGTCGGTATTCTGATTCCGAAAGTTCTTCACCATCAAATATCTTGTCTGACAAGCCATCAAGTTCCTTGCTCCAAGGTTGCTTTCCACGTGCCTTTTTGTAACCAGCATCACCCTTGCCAAAATACTTCAAGTCGGGTATCTCATACCGCCACTTGCCGTCAGCACCACGTTCCCAACCGGTAGCCATCTTGATAGCCTTGGCATCTTTCTTGGCATCTTCCATCTCGCGAGCAACGTTCAGGTTGTCAATGCGAGTTGTCACCTCTTCAGCATGGTCGGCACGCTCCGCACCCTGCTCACCGATGAAATGCTTGCGAATTTTGTTGTAGGCATCAAGAGACTTACCACCATCACCAAACTTACGCGGATCAACCCCATCCAGCAAATCCTTCATCACGCGGTCGGCAACCTCTTCCGCACTCGTATAGTGAATATGCAGGAAATCAGCAACGCCCTTCCAGAATCTCTTCAGAGCCTGCTTCACGCGTTCCAAAGCACTGATAGCTTCAGCCTTCTCGAACACACTGCCATTTCCCTTGGCAATTCTACGCTGCTCCTCACGCAAGCGTTCAGCACCACGTCTGCCTGAATAAGTGGCAAGCACCTCATCAGCGATTTCGTCATCTGATTTCAATTCGGGATAAAGAGCCTTCACCTCATCCCAAACCTTCGTGCCCTTCATCAGCCCTACCACGTTCTGCCATTCCTTGGCATTCGCACTCTTCAAGGCTGTTGCCCACAAATGGGCATACTCATGCACCGGGGTCTCGCTTGTCGCAATCCTTGGGTCAATGTAAATCTTGCCGCCAACAGTAAAGCCGTAAGCCTTGCCATTTGCAGTGCGGAAGAAACGGACATCATTAGCACCATTACCATGGTAGACGCGCTGCTCACGAATGTTAGGCGCTGTTTCAGTATCCGTCTCAACTGCTGGATAGGAATATTTTCCACCAAACTCTTTAGTGTGGAAACGCATATCCGCATCAATCACACGGATATTCCCATCTCTATCTTTCACTATATTATTGCCTTGGATATCCGAAGCAACTATCTCTCCATTTGTGAAAGCAGTCTTTTCATCGTTCATCGGCCTAAAGCCAAGGCGTTCCATATAGGCAACACGTTCCTCCACCGACAACGGAGTGCTGTCGGTGAAGTCCACAATTGGCTGACGAAGAAAGCGAACGAACTTGCCGTCAATTTCGCCATAGCCTATGATTTCGTATTTGCTTGCAGGGAATACAGTGTTGAAGAGAGCAACATTGTCCATGTCGGGACGGAATTTTCTTGCACTTTCCTTTCCCTTGGAAACCTTGATTACGCTTTTGCCGTCCTTGCTGTGATATACAACAGAATCCTTACCACTGCCAATTGGCTTGGTGTCATCTGTAAAATCAGATACAGCTGTGTGCCAATTACCAGTGGCTATTGCCCAGCCTTTGAGGAGTTCTTTCTTTTTCTCCTCAATTCTTCTTTTTGCTTCTGGACGAGTTCGTTCATCCGCTGGGACTGCGCTCTCAGATATTCTGCTGAAAAGTGCATCGACGCTACTCGTTCGTTCTCTTTCATACACTTTTCGTAGTGTTCTCTCTGAAAGTCGTTTAGAAAGAGGTCTTCCATAATAATTATTAGGAGTTACTTTGTTGATGAAATCGTCTAACAGCTGCAAAGTTACGGAATCAAAATTTCCTGCCAAAACTCTGTCATACAAAACTTTGGTCTCTTCTCTGAATTTCCGCTCTCTTTCACGGCGTTCTGCTCGAGTCTGCTGCTCAGTCTTGCCTGAAATAAAAGCTTTAGCTTGGTCTATTGCGCGGAGCATTTCGTCACGTCTACGTGCTGCTTCGCTCTTGTGGCGAGCTGCTTCAAACCGCGTATCCCTTCCATTCGCCATATCCAGCACCCTCTGTCCGGTCTCATCAGTGATCACATCCATGCCCGACAAGCGCATACGCTCGACAAGGGCATCGCGTATGGTGGTGTCCTGCGTGCGAAGAGACTGCTTTGTGGAATCCGATTCGTTTGAAAGTCCTTGTCCCTTCTCCTTCGCAATACGCTGGGCGTTCGCCATCGTTTCGCGGATAGTAGCTCTGGCACTATCAATAGCCTCCAAGAGTCCGTTCTTCTTGGAGTCAATGTGCAGAACCTTCGCAAGGGCATTCCTCACCTTATTCATTGCGTCATGGATAGCCCACAGAACGCGATGGTTCATGCGTGAGGCAAGTTCCTGCGTCATGTCGTTCCTGCCTCCAATCATGAAACCAATGTTGTCGGCAATAAGTTCCTCTTCCAGAGCATCAAAGTCCAAGTCGGTGTACACTTCGCCATAAGCCTGCACAGCCTCATTGTATTCCTTCTCGGAGGGATACAGTCTTCTTACGGCATCCTTCAGGTTCTTGTAGTCGGCTTCAGAGAGTTTGCGCACGGCATGCGTCACCTCATGCCCGAACGTGTTGGCAAGGGCATGCTCGGAGTCGCGTGCAATGGTGATGGTGCGGGTCTTCGGATTGAACGTACCATTTTCCTTTTCCATCGTGTCGCGCCATTCGACCTTGAGGCCAAGAGCCTTCGCTACAGCCTCAATGGCCTTCTGTCGCTCACCGGGCAATGCCTGTTCACGCAAAAGCCTGTCAGCAGCCGTGAGTGCTTCCATGCTGGCATCAGGGAATTTCTTGCGGAGCATCTCAATGACCGCGTTGAAAGGCTTCTCCTCAGCAGTGGACTTTGACTGCTTGGTTTCTGATGAGGAAGAGCCTTCCTTCTTCACCGATGAATATTCACTGAATGGCTTGGTCTTGCGGTGGCTGCTCGCTATCCACTTCTCGAAATCTGCAAGGTTCACAGCGGACACGTCAATCCTACGGCCATTTTCCCAGCCCTTCTCATAGTTGGCAAGATAATCCCTCTTGGCCTCTTCTGCATTATTGAAGCCAAGCATAACCTTGTGCTCGTCAAAGCTGCCATCAGGGTTGTACTGGTCAACAACAAACACTGTTTGTCTGTTCCAACCGTCAATGTCATTGGAGAGGAACACATCAATGTGATCTCCATCCACGCCTTCTGTACCTCGGAAGTATCCATAGGTGTTGTGCATCTTGCTTTCCCATTGCTTGCCATTGGCATCCGTGCCTTTGCGCACACTTCCTTGCGGCTGTTCAATGGTAATGTCGAACGAACCGACATGCACATGCCCCTTCTTGTAGTTGCCAGCTTCCTTCTGTGCCTCGGTGGGTTCGGTGTTCACATCGGCTGAAGCATCTTCAATCTGGGCTGAAAGGGTTTTTTCACCTTCGTTTTCAGAAGTTTTCTCTCTGCTCGCTTCTATTGAAACTTTTGTTCCATGTTCCTTTCCATTGAGTAAGGCATCAATGTCTATGCCTGCATTTCGGGCTATCTGTTTCAATGGATTAATGTCTTGACGTATAGCATCATTATCGTCAAACATCTCCATCATATCGTCATACGACAACGTATAATCATACTTTAATTCCGAAGTAGGTTTGCCATCAACAAATGATTGAGCTGCCCAATCCAATTGTCCATCATTTTCAGCTAACAAGGTTATCACACTTGCTTTGCTTCCGTTTGCAGAATAGTCAGTCTTAATGACCATCACCTTACCATTGTCTGAAACCTTTACTTCTGTCTTTTCACGTTTAACAGAACTTGGTAATCCTAACGCTCTTTCAGACCTTTGCACGTTTTCTTCTATTACCTTTTCATCGGGTACAAAACCTTTATGCGAACTTTCCTTACCATTTCCTTGCAACTCTGTAGAATTTGCTGTATCTTCGCCTACAGAAACACCATCCTTAGGAAAAGGAAGGTCAGAAACTGCATTATTCTCTTGCGTAGGAAGGAGGTCCGGCACAGCATCCTGCTGTTCAGCTAAGCGCCCATCAGAGCTGTTGGAGATTAATGCAGTTTTTGTATATCTGCGGTTCAACTCCAGCAATTTTTTTTTGGCCTTATTGCTGTTTATATAATGGCTGCTTACAGATATTTCCATACCGTCAATAGACACCGTTACAGAAGAGTAATATCTTACGTTCTCATCTTCCTTTTTGAATGTCTTTACAAATACGTAAGAATAAGCTCGCTCTGTAACCTGTCCGTCTTTTGCTGAACTTGGCTCTATAAACACAACATCAGGATCTGTAATGGTACCAACAACCATACCAAATTCCTTGGAGCGTTTCTTCTCCATCAGCTTGGCATATTGTGATTCTCCCATTTTTACTTCTCCAATAGGCGTGTCTATCTTATTACTCAACCCAAAGGTATTCATCCAGTTCTCAGGAGTTAGTTCAACCTCAGGCATAGGGTCAGCGATGCTTTTCATTCTGTCAAGCATTGCATCGGCCTCTTCTTCCGTTAGTTTTTCCTGAATACCATCTGCCTGATTTCCTCCAAGGTTCTCGGCTGATGTTTCTTCACTGCCCCTAACAGCATTCTCAGTTTGTTCACCTCCTTGGCTTCCTCCTCCTGGCTCTGCTGCTTCGGCTCTACGCTTTCGTTCTGCAATGGCTGCATCAACGATTGCTTGTTGTTCTTTTGGTGTTGCATTCCTGAAATGATTTAATACGTTATTCAATACGTCTTCCTTAGAGGGCACGTCTCCGCTGAACATGTCCATCAGACCTGCGGCAGGGGATGCTGCCTCGTGATTGTATGTTGAGAGAACCTTGCGCAGGTCGCTCGGTTTTCCGCTGTTAAGCAGGTCCGCAAGGAGCAACGTCACGCCATCGGTCACACGGCTATCTCCGTATTCGTCATCAAACAGCCCCTGCTGTCTGCCGTAAGGCGATACAGGCATGCCTTCCTTATAGATTTCCGGAGCCTCTGCCTTGGCACGGCTCACAAGGTCAACGGCTGCTGCCAACTCCTTGCTGAGGTCGTAGCCGCTCTTGGCGAGCGTGCGGTTATTCGCAATCTCGTTCAAGCCCATTACTACTGACTGACGCAATGTCGGTGTGCTGATTATCTGACGCACGGCATCTGGCGAAGTCTGGAAGACCTTGCCTATAAGCGTATTCTCGATAAGTTCCTTGCCGGCAGCTGACAAAGCATTGCCAGTGCGAAGCTCCGGCAACTGCATCTCATTGATAACACCAGCATCCAACAACTGGCTAATGGCTGAAGCTGCGGCCTTGCCGTCGGCATAGTAGTCCGACATGCGATCAAAGCGGCTGATGTCACCCACAATGCTTGTGAACACATTGTCAGGAACAATCTTGCCAAGTTTCACGGCATGCTCCGGCTTGCTCTGCTTCTTCTGCTGTTCGGCATTGAAGCGTGCAAACGTATTGGCATCGTATGGCAGTTCCTCATCAGGAACGAAGACTACGCGCGGATGCTGCATACCGTCAATCTGCTCGGGAGTGAAACCGAACATGGCCCCAAACTCGCGCAAGTGGGCCACATACGCCTTGTCTGTACCTTGCCTTGCTGCAATCTCGCCCGACATGGTGCGGTTATTGCCCGAAAGCACAACACCGTCCTTGCTGACAATGACCGGAGACTGCAACGCTCTGCCGTCGTAGCTGTCTGCCATATCCCTGACAATGCGCTGCGCATCTCTGTCACGCTTGTAGTCGCGGTCATTCACGCTCTCACCATTCTCGTCGACAGGGAAACCTTCAGTAGGCTCGTAAGCGTTGTTCACGTCATGGCTGGCGGTGGCTGCTCCTGCCTCAGTGAGGACGTAGTGACCACGGATTGTAGAACCGTCTGCAAGGGTGATAGCGTTAGGATTGCCCTCAACCTTGGTAGCTCCGTCCCACTTGGCCTTTATCTTCGGGTTCACGGCATGGGTTCCTACTGCTTCCTGCTCGGCTGCCTTCTCAGCGGCAATGCGCTTGTCTTCCTCCAGGCGTGCAACGGCTTCGGCATGTAGCTCTTCCTCGCGAGCCTTGCGCTCTGCCTCCTGCTGCTCACGGATAGCACGCTTTCTGTCATTCATAAGGGAGTTGATACGCGACCAAGCGTTCAAATTCTCTTCTGCAGCGGCTACTTGGGCGTTATACTCTTCCATCGCAGTGTTGTAGTTGGCCTCTGCTTCCTGCTGCGCCTTTACCATCGCCAGTGGAGAACCCTTCAGCGAAGGAGCTTTCTTGCTGGGTTTCTTCTTCTTCAACGCTTCAAGCGCCTTGGTCGCCTGTTCCACTTGCGCTCTCACGATGGCGGTAGTATTGTCTTCGTTTCCTCCGGTAACTTCATTGAGGGCATCAAGGGCAGTCTCGCTGTCAGCCTTCTCGAACATAGGTTCACCGGTCTCCTCGTTGATGGGTACACGCTCCAATGCGGTAGGCTCGGGGATTGCCTCTTCCGTTTGTCCGGCAGGAATAGGCTGGACAAGTGCATCAAGTTCCTCTTGCGTATATTCATCCACGACATTCTTGCCTGAAGGAGGATTGTCGAACTCAACCTCATACGTTCCTTCAGGAGTCTTCCCATGGACAACACCCTCCTGCGTATGGCCTTCGCCATCCACGTAGCTTACGCTCTCTCCATAGCCATATGAACGGGCTTCGGTAGGCTCACCGGTCTCCTCTTGTGCGGCAGTAGGTGAAGCAGGAGCAGTACCCTCTTGCGTGGCCTCGTTCTCAGCATTGGCAACAGCATCCAGCTGTTCTTGCCTATACTTGCCGAATCGAGACTCCTGATAAGCATCAGACATCTGCTGCAACTTGGCCATGGAATCCTCCGTAAGAGGTACAGCGGCTTGCTCACCCTCAATGACGGCAGACATGGCCATCGTTGACGGGTCTTGCGCAATGGTCACCTTCTGTTCCTGACCTTCGTTGTTGAGGATGGTAAACGTATCGCCAGCACGGAAGGACAATTTGCCGTCAATGAGATCGGCCTTCGCCTTGGCTTCATTCATGATAATATCGTTAAGCTGCTCAAGGGTCTCCTCCGGGGTGTTCTGCGCGAGCACATCAACGACATCACCACGTGAGATGAATCGCTCATTTCCCTCACCATCAACGATAGTAAGGTTACTGCTAGTGGCTGCATCATTTATCGTTCCGTCATTGTTCAGGGATATGTGGCCGCTGGTCACGTAGAACTCCGCATCGCTGCCCCTCAATCTGACCCTAGTGATCAATCCGTCAGTCTGATTCTTGAACCTATCGACCTGCTCGTTGGCCTTCTGCTGTTGATCGGCCATGTCCGTCTTCATTCGGTCGGCCACACCCTCATATTGAGCCTTGGCTTCAGCATAAGCACGCATAGCGGCCTTCTGTTCAGGCGTAGCATTCGGATTGGACTGCTCGTAAAACTGAGGGTCAGAATATATCTCAGCGTTAGGTTCAACGGCAAGAGCTTCACGGAGCAACACGTTATACCTCGTCTTGGCATCACGCATCTCCTCCACAGAATCAATATTCTGCCCTTCTGCATATTCGGCACGGCAAGCACGCTCAACTTCATTGCCCTTCTCAGCATCTTCCTCCATCTCGCGGAAGGTGCCGTCAGCCACAGCTTGCTGGAATTGTTTACCGATTGCATATTGCAGCGCAGCCCTACGCCCTTCGTTTGTAAGGCTACTATTCTGAAGCAATGAAGTAAGAATCACCTGCTTGTCCTGCTCGCTCTGAGCCGCATCGAAGGAAGATCTGAACTTCCCCCACAGACTGCCGCCCATAAGTTTCTCACCCCTAGCATCAGCATTCTCAACCATCTTGCGAGCACGATAGGCCGGTGTGCGATAGCCAGCCGCAGAGGAAACCGACATCGCACCCGACATCAGGCCGACACCAAGGAAGGTATCAATGTTATCGCTCAGGTTGAACACACCACGTCCCTCCTCGGTTGAAAAATCGTTGTCCCCTACGAGGATGGCATTAAGCATATTGCCAGCAACCTCCTCAAGATATTCCTCTGCTGTGCCGTCCCAGTGGGCACGCTTCTGCATGCCCTTTATAACCTTCGCCCAATCAGACTTGGTTGCTTCACGAATGAAGTCAGACACCATAGGGGCGAACGGAAGCTTCATAACCGCTGCCGCAGAGCGATTGCGCAAGGAAGAAAGACCATCGAACAAGTACTTTCCTCCTATCTTCTTCAGGCCATTGGCGAACATGCCTCCAACATAGGAGATATAGGGACCCATGAACTCCGAGTAATTCTCACTGAATTGCGAACCGAACGCCTTACCGTAAGCCGTAAGAAGGCTACTCTCTTCAGGAGCATCGTGACCTGTATATTTTACTTTGCCGTCTGTGTCTACGCCAAACTTCACTTGGCCAGTCGCGCGGTTGAGCATATCGGCAGCCACACGGCCTTGCCCAGTGGTGAACGTCATGCCAGCGGCACCAGTTATATCACCTGCAATGCGAGCACTCGCCTTGCCTGCAAGAGTCTTCGCTGCAAGCCTTCTTGCACCCTTGCTAAGACCCTTGTCGAAGACAGATTTGGTGAGCTGCCTGATATCGCCATAGAGAATCTTCTTGGCCGCATCTTCACCCAGCTCCATGGTGGCCTTACGACCGAATCGCTTAAGGGCATATCTCGTCAGCATGGCTTGCGCTGATCTGCCAGTGCCCGACAGCGGATTGAGCATAAATTCAAGCATGAAGGGAATAGATTCAGCCGTCACTTGTCCTGCCTTATATCCACGCCCTAACGCCCCACTGAAGTAGGCCGCACATGCCAATTCCGTAGCCTTGGCATCGAGCATCTTCTGCTGTTCAACCGTAAGTGGTTTGCCTTCATCGGCCTTTTTTAAGACCTCTGCAAGAGACAGCCCTCCCTTCAGGTCGGTGTAGCCCATGTCCCATGTACGTGCGTCGAACAACTTACTGCCGAAGCCTCTTATTACTCCTTTACCGAACCCCGTCAATCCACTCTCGCCTACAGACTTTCCAGCCTCATTGAACATCTCTTGGGCATCCTCAAGAGACCTCTTAGCCACATCCAGATAAGGATTGGAAGGAATGGACCAAATCTCGTTATATTCAAGGTCATGAATTTTAGGACCACCGTCAGGATGATTCTTGTAATAATCATCAAGATTCGCGTTGATCATCTTATTGACCTCTGCAAGTTGGTCGCCAATGGACTTGCCTACCTTCTGACCTATTGAAGTACCATGTAGCAGGAGCGATCGCCTATTCTGGAGGTTTGTGATATTGGCCTTAATGGCTTCCTCGTCAATATCTTCTTGATCAAGACGGGAACCATCAGCATGAGACATGGTGTAACGGAGCGCATCCCACAGATTGTCTGGTGCTTTGACATCGCGAGAGGCCTTCCTTGTCTTCTCCAGCAATTCCTCCTGCTCGCGAATCTGTCTCTCTATGTCGGCCACCATATCAAGAGTATCCGCATCCCTCTTGTTGCGGTTGATATTGTACTGTTCGGCATCGGCTTCATACGTGTTGTCATACACGTTACCGGCCTCCGTTGAATATTGGTCAACGAAGTCACCTTTGGCTGCATCGAACTTCTTGCCTTCATGCTGAACCTGACTACCACCACCCAACAGACTATGCTTGTTGTTGAAGCCAAGATTAACCTTCTGCTGATTGGGGCGTGTAGCTCTGGCAACTTGCCTATTAACCCGATTCATCACATCGTCACCATTTTTGACTGTGCGAAGCACGCCATCGGTGAATTTCTGATATCCAGCCATCTGTTCCGCGTTAGGTCTCCAGCCACCTTTGGTGGGTTGGGTTGGTGCGCTCTTGGCCGCAGCCGCCTGAGCCGAAGCTCTATTATTAGCTTGTTTAGGAGCAACCCGCATGCTCGTCATGAACTCCGCATAAGTCTTGCCAAGGTTATAGCCACCGCTTGACATCGTATCGTAGATATCCTTACGATTGGCGTAGTTGTTATTGCCAAGGAATGCACCCCGAAACTCATCGTAAGACTGGTCGTATCCCTCTTGACGCATTGCGTCATAGAGATTTTTCAGTTTTTTGTTGTCTATTGGCATATGCTGTGTGTGTTATTTGCTTCCGTAGTTTTTGCCTTTCATTAAGTTACCCTTCTTGCCTTGCTGCTTCGCTTTTGCAGCCGAGGCCCACTTCTCCTTCTCCTTAGCTACTCTTCGGCCAATCTGACCAGGAGTATATCCGCCAGTCCTTGTACCTTTTGTCGTGGTCACATGCCCCTTGTCGTCAGTACGAGTGGATACATAGCTAGTCCCTTCTGGCGAATCGTCTGGGTACCACTCTGCGTATTTAGCTTCCCATACGTCCTTGTTCTTGAAATATACGTCCTTATGCGTTTTGGGGTCGGGTAATGGATATCCTTCTACAACTTGATCCCCACCGCTACCGCTAGATCTGCGGTCAGCAGCGTACCTTGTTGCGTCTGCTTTCATTTTGGCAATCTTAAAGTCTTGCTTCATACGCTCCTTGAACTGCCTATCCTTCTGCTCAAGCTCGGCCGTGTGATAATTGTAGTTGTTATTGTTCGCGCGTTCTCGCTGTTCGTAGTTAGACACGTCCATGTATCTCTTCCAAGCATCGTCATTAGCCTTCTCGCTAGCCTTATTATATTGTTCAACGTCATTCTCGTATTGCTGAGCATCCAGTTGCTGGGCACGCGCAATCATCTGACGATAAGCCTCATAGTTCTTGTCGCGATCCGCCTTAATCTTGTCATATCTCTCCTTAACCTTCTTGCTCATGTTGTTGGTGGTCACGTCAGCAGGAGAGGCATATCTAGTCGTGGCCGCAATGTTGGCCATGGCTGTCAGGGCATCCCCAATAGCAGCAATGGTGCTATCACGCTTCTTCTTCCGTTTGATCCTCTCCTCTTCTTCTTTTCGCTTTTTCTCGTCCATCTCTGGATATATCTGACGGATAATATCCTCGTAGGTCGTGCGACGTTTGGGGGCTTCCGCTGGTTGTGCCACCTGTGTAGACTGAGCAGGAGCGACCTCTTGCTGAGTAGGCTGAGTAGGCTCCAATGGAGAGAGCCACTGTTGCGGTTGTTGCGCTGGCTGTGCCGTAGGGGTCTGCTGTTGCGCTGGCTGTGCCACCTGAGTAGGCTGTTGCGCTGGCTGTGCCACCTG